ATGTCGTGGGAGGTTGGCAGGCTTCGGTTCCAGCCGCTCCGCAATCGGATCATGTATGTGAACGATGTGACCTCGGGCTACAACCTCACAATGAGTTCTTCGCAGAAGGTGAAGAACATCGATGTGAACGTTTACCACCGCATGGCGTTCCGGCACGATGTGATATGGCCCCCGAAACCGTTGCTCTACCCGGATGCCAAGACGACGTTCGGACAGACCGACACGCCTGTGATCACGGTGAATGCCGGTGAGCAGACGGTGACCACGCTTCAGCTCCCCTGCGAGGTGTCGTCCGTGCGACAGCCCCGTCAGGTCATGGCGATTCCTGTCGTCAACAAGGCCCCACTGGTGGACAACCAGAACACGCCTAACGGCATCTACATGGTCGTCGGTAAGGACAACAAGGCGATCACCCCGGCTCAGTGGCAGGACATGGGTGGAGGCCTCGAAGTGCGCCTTAACAAGGACAAGCGTTCTGTCGATGTCATTGTCACTGGCATGCTGTTCGAGGAGCTCAGCCCCTTCCGCATCTGCGAGTCCGACGGGAAGACCGACTATAACGGCCTGTTCCTGCTTGGGGAGAACGGAACCTACGTCGATATCGAAACCATCCCCTTCCACACCGGCACGCCCGGGACGGATGAGGAGCAGACGATCGACAACCAGTGCATCACCACGCGTACTCAGGCCTACCATGCCGCTCAGTGGACCGCGGACCAGTACAGCGGACACTCCTTGAACGCGACCTGGCAGGGTATCAATCCGCTCCGAGACACCGAGGCCACTGGGGAGCGCCAGGTCTTCGGTCGCCTTGCAGGGGTTAGGTACAAGCAGAACGGGCATTGGTGGCGCGTATCGAACGCGTCCCTGTCGGATAATAATGCTCAGTTGACCGCTTCAAGGGACACGACACTGGGCGACGTTCAGCGTGTCTACCCGAAGGTTCGAATGCTCTCCGGAGGCGGTCGGACTCTCAGGGAGATCAGTGACAGGGGGATTCTATGAGCCGGGATTATGAGGGGCACCTGTACCCTGCACCGAACGTTTCGAAGCAGACACAGTCCTGGACTTGCGCGATCGAGCGTAAGATCAACCGGTTGGAGCAACGCACGGGTGACGCCGTCGCCACCGCGAATAACGCAGCCAACCGCTGGGCTCCTATGGCTGGCGAACTGGCTAAGATGCGTGATCGTCTCGACGACACCGAGGCGATCGAGCGCGTGTCGCGCCTCGCCCAGGATGCGGTGACTTGGTCCACTCGACCGCCAGTGAACCGCACTCCTGGTGTGCAGAAGGAGAAGCCGGACTACCCACTCCACCCGAACGCGGTCTGGTACGTCTACGTCGGGGACAAGAACAACGTCACCGAGATATGGCGCTGGGAGCAGGCCTCCATGAAGCGCGTTGGTGACAAGGCTGAGAACTTCAAGCTCGACATGGCCGGGCGCTGGGTCAGGCAGACTTACGGCACAGGCACGCTGGGTGAAGGCGCCGTCGATCTGAAGAATCTCTCCAAGTCCCTGTCGGACAATCTGGAAGAGGCTCACAACGGTGTCGTTCAGCTCCAGAAACGAGCCGATGAGGCTGACAAGAAGTATGACAAGACCAAGGCCGACCTCGAGAAGCAGATCAAGGACATCAAGGAGAAGGCTGGTAGTGACGGTCGTGTGATCGTCTCCCCCAACGAGCCCGCTGGGGCCGACCGTGTCGAGGGCAACCTGTGGATCAACACGGCGGACGGGAAGAACCGCCCGTACCGCTACGACAAGACCACAGACAAGTGGGTCGAGATCAAGGACCCGGACATCGTCGAGTCCGCGCAGAAGGCTGCCCAGGCGCAGACCGAGGCGAGCAAAGCCCTGAAGAAGGCCCAAGATATTGAGGACATGGCCACTGCGGCCAAGCTCGCTGCGGAGAACGCGCAGAAGAGCGCGGACGGTAAGAACACTATCTTCTACACGCCCGAGAAGCCGACGCTTCAGGGCCGTAAGCAGGGTGACCTGTGGTTCGACACGGACGACGGCTACAGGATGTACTCTTATGACCAGTCCCGTCAGGACTTCGTGGATGTCACACCCAAGACCTCCATGTCGGATGAGGATCGTGCCGCGCTGGAACGCCTCCGCTCAGGGACTTCGGATATCCTGGACGCCACATTCCCTGTCGCCTGGGCCACGGCCACAACGCCGTCGAACTGGCGGATCGAGACCAACTATCCAGGGCGCTACCACTGGGTTGGCGGTGACACGGCGGGCGGGGCTCGACGTCTACTGATCCTTCCCCCGAAGGTGAAGCGCGCCACGAAGAACGATACGTACACGTTCGCGTTCTCACTGAGAAACGAGTCCACTCAGACCGCTCAGTTCCAGGTCGGCTTCGACTTCTACTCCGACAACGCGTGGAAACGGAACGTCAACCCGAGCCCTAATATCTTCATGGTTCCCCCGGATGGGCAGTCTCATGTCTTCAAGACGACCATCGTCGCGGCCTATGACCCCAACAACCGGGAGAATGTAGTCGTCCCTTGGATCGACGGCTTGTCATCACTGGCCAACAACGTGTGGCTCATGGGCGTCGAGATGACGAACAACGACAACCTCCAGGCTCGGCTCGCCCGGGCCAGCCAGGGCGTCGCTGACACGTTCAAACGCATCGAGGGGCAGGTTCTCACGTCACCCTACCCGCCTTCAAAGGGTATCGTTAATACTTCTGTATGGATGTCCCCCGACGGTAAACTGTTCCGCATGAGGAAGGCCGGAAAGGAAGACTGATGCCTTACGATCGGAATGCGAACTGGGTCGATGGTGAAGGCGCGCAGGCCACACCCATCACCGCTGTCAAGTTGAACAAGGTCGAGGACGGTCTCGTCGCGGCGTCCAAGAATGCTGACGCCGCGGTGGCCAAGGTCACTGAGAACAAGGCCGCGATTGACAAGGCGCAGAAGGCCGCGGATGACGTGACGAAGACCGAGGCTCAGCACTGGCAGCAAGCCAACAACCTCTTCGCCACCACCACCGCGCTCAAGGCCCTTGAGCAGCGCCTCGACGAGCTCAAAGCCGCGACGGAGCTCGGCAAGATCATCGACGGAATCAAGCAGTTCTACGTGGGACGAATGGACTCCGGCCCCCTGGTCCCTGTCGGCGCCATTCTTGCGTGGGCGGGTGTCACGGCTCCGGACAACTTCGCACTCTGCGATGGACGGCAGATGGACCGTACGGCGTATCCGCAGTTGTACTCGGTGATCCAGAACCTTTACGGCGCGTCGGGTAACTTCTTCAAGCTCCCTGATCTCAAGGGCCGTGTCATTGTCGCCAGGGACCAGGGCAACGCGCAGTTCGTCAACCTCAACAACCTTGGCGGGGAGTCCCAGCACACCCTGACCCTTGATGAGATGCCACGTCACAGTCACGACATTGGAAACCCGAACGTTGCGAACTGGCGCGACATGGGTATCTGGGGATCGAACGTGTCCGGCGGTAACCAGTGGAATATCGCCTCGGGTTCCTCCGACGGCTCTCTCGGTAAGTTGTCAGCCACCGACACCGGCGGGAGCCGACCGCACAACAACATGCCTCCGTACATCGTGCTGAATTACATCATCAGGATCAAGTGATCCTATGGGTTCGTACGAGTACATAACGTGGCCCGGGGCCAAGACGACCCCGGGCCCCGATCTGTTCCCAGGCTGGAGCCCCACTGCACACAACTCCAGCGTTGTGCACGGAATGAACGGTGCGGAGTGGGTCGAGGTCGATAGGAACCAGGACCCTGAGGCCTACAACATCGCAGCCCACGCCGACCAGACCCGCAACGACATCCTCGCCATGGTCCGACAGGACGGGGGCCGGGTCTTCTACTACGACGGTTCGGGCTACCCGCCCCTCCGTGGCTACAACCCTGGGGACACCGCCCGTGGTCGCGAAAAGACAACAGGCTCCATCCTTGTCGAATATCGGTGGAACGGCCTGGAGTGGATTCAACAGCGCCTCACCGACGGTATGATTACTTCTCTCGATGTCGGTAAGCTCACGGCTGGCACGGCCAACATCCAGAAGGTCGTTGCCGACACCATTTGGGCTGGGATCATTCAAGCGAAGTCCATTGTCGCCAACAAGATCACCGGGGAGCTCATCGAAGCGAACACGATTCGTGGCGACCACATTGCGGCGAACTCAATCTCGGCAGAAAAGTTGCAGACTGGATCTATCACCGCGGAGTCCGGCATCATCAAGAGCCTCGACGCTGGGAAGATCACCACCGGGTTCATCAACGGTCAGCGCATCGCTGCTCGTTCCATCACCGCCGCCCAACTCGCAGCCGGCTCGATCACGGCCGACAGTGCAGTGATCGACTCCATCAACGCCTCGAAGATCACTACGGGCACTCTGAAGGCATCCCTGTTTGATGCCGACACATTGCGGGGTCAGACCTTCATCGGTGGGCGGTTCATCGGTGGGGACTTCCTTCTCGACCCGGAGACCTCTCGGCAGGATATGCGGTTCGGGCGATCCAAGGCCGTACCCTTCAAGAATGAGTCCCAGGAGTTCACACGCGAGGTCATCGGTATCTCCGCGTTCAGTCCCACCACGGAGCAGCCCATCCTCGCCCTGGGCGTTATTGGCAACGATGATCCCGCGCTAACCATGTATGGCCGGCAATTCACCGACGGGACCCGCTACTTCTCTCAGCTTAGCCCGGGCCAGTTGTATCTGGGTGGGGTCAACGCTGTTGGAAATCCGACCTGGTCCTACATCCGGCAGTCGGGGCAGGACCTGGCTATCTCCACACGACAGGAGAATGTCAACACGCCCCTGTCGAACCTGTTGATGTCACCCACGCATTTCTACGCCGCGGGCAACTACAGGGGCTCGACCCCGAAATGGATGTTCCACCTGACCACAGGAGGCCGCCGCTCCGACATTCTCTGCGATGGTGATCTACACATCCACGCCTCTGCCGGGTACTCGGTGTACATCGACTCATACATTCGATCTCGGTTCCCGATCACCCAGAACGACTGGGGAGCAGGGGGCAACGAGGATAACGTCTTCCGGAAGACCCTGATCAACGGTAGTCTCCGTGCTACTGGCCGTATCAGCTCGGATCAAGGGAAGAGCTTCGTCATTCGCCATCCGACAAAGGCTGACCACCTCCTGATTCACACCTGCACCGAATCTCCTTACGACGGGATCGAGTACTGGGATAACGCCACGCTTCCCGATAGCGGGGAGATGACCATCGAACTTCCCAAGTATTTCGACGCACTTCACAGCGAGGATGCTCCGACATCGGTATTCACCTCGAACGACGTGAAGGTCCTCGGCCCTGTCGAGGGCGGCAGATTCAAGGTCAAGGGCGAGGCGGGCACCTGGTTCTCTTGGCAAGTCAAAGCAGCTCGAAGAGTACCCTGGACGTCTAAGATAGACGTGGAATGCACCGAAGAGGACGCTGTCAATAAGTACGACTTCTCGGAGGACTACATAGAAAGGTTGCCGAGGTGGGAGCAATAGATAGCAACGGAGTCTACAAGTACTCTTCTGAGGACACGGTCAACACCTGGGAGAACTTCCTCAACCTGGGCATGAACTCCGTGTCGAACGCCATCCAGAACCTCCGGTACAACGGGGTCTATTGCGTCACCAATATCCAAGGTGCTACGACCAAGCGCATGGAGCTGGAACGTACAGGTCTCAAGCCGACAGGGGACAACCCGTTCCTCTTCTACCTGAAGAACAACGGCAAGTTCATCACCTGGGACGGCGCCGCCTGGAAGATGAACGGTGACTCGATCGCGTCCTGGATGGTGAACGGCAATGAGACCTTCACTCCGGCGACGCCCTGTTACGGGAAGATTCTGTGGGGCCAGCAGGGCGAGGAGTCGAAGTTCCGACAGGAGATGGGCGTCTCTGTCCTGAGGATCACTGAGTGGTCCTACTACGGGAACGACCAGACCACGGATTCGGCTTTCGCTTACCTGCCGCTGAAGAACACCTACACCGGTGTTGCGGTGACACTGATCACCAACGGCAATGCGGAGGAGTGGCCTGGAGCCTTCAGCGCGGACAACAACAACTGGCATCAGTTCGCGGAGAAGGACGGTACGATCAAGAAGATCAGGATCATCGTTCCCCGCGGCATCGTCGGGCACCTCATCACGACGAACTACGTCATCTACGGATGGATCAAATGAGCGCTTACGTCTCCGCTCCGCCCTGGCAACGGCACCTCGACCGGTTCTCCCGCGCCCTGTCATACGGCTCTCTGTCCGTCTACGCCCTGTCGCGCCTGCATGGACCTCGGCACTTCATGGACATCCCCGAGCTCGCGCTTCACTACCATCTGTTTCTGTTCCTGGGAATTTTCGTTACGGCCCTGTTCGCTATGATCTTCGTCCTCCGGCGCCTGTCTCAGTTCGAGTATGTGGCTCTCACGCCGCTCCTGGGCTTCATGGCGGCCAGCGGTATCATTGCCCTGAACGGTCCCGGGTCCCGACCACACGCAGTCCTCCTCTGGGCTCTGTGGTTCTTCCTGGTCGCGCGGTGGAACGTCCTCCACTCCGCTGTGAAACGTGCCCGTTCTGTCCAGGACGCGAAGGATGCGACCGAGCGGAGGCCCTGAGGTGAGCGCCACAATAACATCTATCATTGCGCTTGCCACAGCCCTTGCCGCTTCCATTCCCCAGATCATGAAGGTCCTTGCCGACAGGAAGCGAGGCATCCGGGAGTCCGAACTCCAAAGGTCCAAGCAGGACACCGAGACCTGGGCTGAGATCATCAAGGCCAAGGACTCCCTACTCAAGCAGTACTCCGATGAACTGACGCGGCTCCACAAGCGCGTCACTGAACTTGAGACCGAGCTCGACGAGGAGTGACAAGAAGACCCCCGGCGGCAACCGGGGGTCTTCTCATGTAAACCAGGAAGATGTCAACACGCTTCGAATGTTGGACGGGCTCAGTGTATCAGCACTCGATGGCCTTGTCCAGGTACCACCTCGCTTTCTTCAAGTCCTGCGCCCTGTCGTCCTTGCGTCCTGCCCGGAGCAGGTACTTACCGACCTGCCACAGAAGCGGGTCCTTGTCGAACGCAGCCATAAGCACATGGAAGACTTCGACATCGCCGACGTTCTCGACCTGTTCAGCCAACGCGTTACCCAGCCACGAGTAGTGCTCCGGGGCGTTCACGACGTCCGACTTCTCTTCGTCATCGACAGGTAACATCTGCTTCAGTGGCATCCGGGCGTAGCCGGGACCCTGGCAGACCTGCATGTGCTCGTTGATGCGAAGGTAGTCGTCGATCCGCAAACCGCCGCGTCGAGCATCCCAGGTTCCGATGTAGTCGTAGTCAGGCCTCTGGTAGTCATCAAGCAGGTAGACATGCGGCACGACAACGGCGAACTGGACCTCGTAAACCTGGGCAATCATCGCATAGATGTCGTGCTCGGAGGTGCAGCGCGTCTTGCGGGCGAACGTGTAACCGTTGTGCTGCACACGTCCGACAAGGTCATAGCTCGCGTAGTGCAGCGCGATCGCACAGGGCGTGCCATGAGCACAGAAGTCGTACCGGTACATGAACGGCTTGTCGTTCATGTCTTCATGCTCCTGACCCGCACTCGCTCCGAACTTCTCATCACAAATCTCGCGAAACTTATCAATCAGCGTTGACACGACGGCCTCCCATCCGCGCCGCCAGGTTGGCGTCATGGCAAGTCTTGATCGAGTAGTAGTAAAAGTGACGAGCAGCGTCGCGTACGTCGTCAGCGTCCGGGCATCCGACGGTCTTGCCCGTGGGCCAGAAGCCCAGAGCCTTGAGCGCCTTGTCGGTAATGACGCCCTTAGCCTGCCCGGGGGTCTGCCAGATGAGGCGGGCGTTCGGGTTCCAGGCGGTGGCGCAGTACGACAGGGCGCTGTTGACCTTGACAGTGGTGAGGTCCGCACGGAACTTGTTGCCGGGTCGCAGATCGAACTGCTCGATGATGAGTGTGGTCGGCTCGGACGTGAGCTTGGTGAGAAGCTCGGTGACCGTGTCCTCCCAACGCTCGCTGCGGAATTGGCCAAAGTCGAGAATCTCGGAGCCCTCGTTGTACGGGTCGCTGGGCTGCTGACCTAGGACCCAACCCGTCGAGACCCCGGCATCGACAGCCAGGATGCGCTCACTCATCGGTCTCCTCCTTTCCAGTCACCTTGTTCACTGACGTGTACCGGGTGCTGTATGTGTGGAATCTAACGTTGACCTCGGGAAACTCCCAGGTCACCTTGCACAGCCCCTTGTCGTTGGGCGGCTCGATGTCGATGAGGGTGGCTGCCAGCTCAACGGGCATGAGCACCTTCTCGCCGATTTTGAGTGAGCCGAGAGCCTGTGGCTGTGTCTTGAACTTCATCGGTTCTCCTTCTTGTGTTCGTCGATCCACTGTGAAATCGCGGCGGATGCGGGTGGTACGGGCTGCCAGATGGCCCACAGTCGGCAAGCATCTGCGACGACCTGGTCGCGCCCGGCATCGGTGGCGGCAAGGTTGTAGTTGTCTTCAAGGACGGCGATGAAGCGATCCACTGCGAATGGGAGATGCATCAGAGGTGCTCCGTCTCGAAGGTGGCATCCAAGTCCTTGTCGGAGTAGAACTCAACGTTCTTGTCGGGCCAGATCACCATCCACTGTCCGTAGAAGAACTCAGGATCACGAAGGCTGACTCCATAGCGACGGGCGACAGTGCGGGCCGCCTCAATGGAGCGCTCCTCGATCTTGATGGCCCAGCAGGTTCGCGGGCGCGGACGAACGAAACGCTCGACCAGTGTGTCGTCAGGATGTGCGGGGTAGTTCATGGTCAGTCCTTCCGGTATCTCTGTGTCGTGTAACCGGCCGCTTCGACCGGCAGTCCCTCTGCCCAGTCCGGTAGGTCGCACATGAGCGAGGATAGTCTCTCTACGGTCAATCCGCCAGTAGTCTCTGTAACGATCTCGTCATGAACGTGCGTAACCGTGCGGAACCCGGCCCGCTCGACATTGACGAGAGCGTGCGTGAGCAGGTCCCTGCCGATGGCTTGGATGATGTTCTCAACCTGAGTGGGGCCTCCGACGATGCGTCGCTGCGTCCCGTTACCCACGACAGCATCGCAGACCCATGCGCGACGGCGATAGGGCAGAGGTTTTCCATTGCGGTCCTTGGGCTGCACATACTCGCGGCGGCAGTTGTGGTAGACGAGCGCTCGGCCCGATGGTAGCCAGACGTAGCGGTCGTTGCCCACGATCTCGATATCCACGGGGATTCGCCTCGAAGCTGGACCACCCTTGTCGAAGGCGGTGTGAACCTGCTTCCACCACGACACGATGTGCGGGTGAGCGACTCGCCAGGTCTTGACCAATGAGGTGAGTCCTTCCCAGATCACATCGTCTGGCGTGTCCTTGGGGTATATCTTGGCGCCGCCGAGGTTGAGCAGTGCCCCCGCTCCCCCTCCGAAACCACAGCCCAATGTTGCTGCCTTCCCGCGCTGTCGATCAAACCCCGCTTTCTCACCACCCATACGCTCTGCGGTAGCGATGTAGATGTCCTCGCCTCTGCGGAAGGACTCCAGCACGCTGTCCTCGCCAGCGACCCACGCAGTGAGGCGCGCCTCGATGGCACTGTAGTCCGACACGGTGAAGGGCCCCACGAGCAAGGGGCGCACGAGCTTCTTGAGGTCTTCTGAGCTTACAGGCACACCAGCCAGTAACTTATCGATCGCTGCTTGCTCGGCCTTCGTGTCGTGCTCCCCCTCGGCGTCCGTGAAGTGATCACGAGGAAGATTGTGCGGGCTCAGTGTGACCCCCGTCATCCTACCGGTGTTAGCATTGCTGTACTTGATCGTTCCACGCAACCGACCATCAGAGTTCGTCGAGCCCTGAGCGATGACGTACTTGGTCGCTGCCGACAGGGCGGCCAACTGCTTTCGCTCTACGGCCTCACGGACCTCGTCCGGGAGATCATCACACTCCAAGAGTTCGGCGACATGGGCCTTGTCGATGGACTCCATCTCGAAGCCCTGGTTGGCGAGCCAGCCCTTGAACTGCTGCACGCTGTTCGGATTGTCCAACCCGGTGATCTCCTTTACCCGAGCCAGGTCCTTCTTCTTGTTGGCCTCGTACTGACGGTGGGCGGCTCCGGCCAACGCGGTATCAATCTTGATGCCCCGGTCGTTAATCCGCGTGGCGGTGATCCAGGCCTCGTACTCTTCAGCCGATGGGAACCCCTTGCCGAGCCTGTAAATGTTGTCACGCATGGAGACGACGTCCTGTCGGTTGTACTCGACGTAGACGTCCCAGTCCGCGGGGCGCTCCTCGGGCGGTGTCCTTTCGCCCTTGCGGTTCGGCACGGAGAACATGTTGATGAGTCGGCCACCGGCCTCGTCCTTGGCCTCACCTCCGACAGCCTTGCAGAACCCCTTCAGGGATCGTGGATAGCCCCACAGCGAGGCAAGTACGGCCGTGTCGATGTACTCCTCAGGATCGATGTACGAACCGACAGGGAGACCCTTCAACGCACTGAAGTTGACTCGCTCGAAGTCGCTATTGTGGGCGATCTTCTTCACTGTGGGATCGAACAGCCCGGGGATCGCCTTGATCTCCTCGTGTCCGTAGGCGGTGTGAATATCGCCCTGGCCGATGCACCACGAGCAGATGAGAATCATCCAGTGTTCATCCTCGACGTATCGATAGACAGTGTTCTTCTTCAGATCGACAGTCGAGTAGGTCTCGATGTCCAGATGAAGTTCAGTCCCGTCGAAAATACTCTCGAACCCATAGGAGTTCTGCGAGCGGCCCTCTGTTCGCGCTGCCCTGTCGAGCTGATCGAGCGCCCACGCGCCTGGGGCTCCGAAGGCTCCGACAGTGAACCTGTTTCCAGGCGTGGCTCGATCAGTGACCTCGATCGGGCCCTTGATGCCTACGTCCTTCTTGGCCTGCTGGAGCGCGAAGAACTGCTCACCCGTCAGGCTATTGACGTCTGGTACCAGTATCTGCACGGTTCTCTCCTCACTGGTTGGTACATATGTATAGTACACAGAAAGAACCCCGGGCCGCAACCCGGGGTTCTCACGAGTCAGTCTCGTTGCTTGAGCGAGACCATCCTGACCTTCTTCCCTGTTTTGTCCCTCATGACCGGAACATCGAGCCGCCCCATGCGGGCCCCAGCATCGACGATCTCATCGGCCCGTCGAGTATTGTCGATCCGGCGGAGAAGGTGACCCAGCACCGCGTCGCGTGTCGCAGTCTTGTTGGGCTGAGCCGCCAGGAAGGCCTCGACCTGCGCGACATCCTTGCTAATGTCAGAGTCCGCAGCACAGGCGACGAATGCTTCGAAAGACTTCAGGTGAACTTCTGCCAGTTGAACAGCCTTCACCGCGTGGCGCATCTTAACCGTGTGTTGCTGCTCGGCAGCAGCGATCAAGGCGGCCATACGAAGGATCGACAGGCCCAGACGTTCAACGCAAGGGACCAGGTACTCGCTGTACAACGGGTGCCGATCCGCGAGAACCGCGCACATGTTCCCCGCGTCCCGGATACGATCCAGGGCCTTCTCCTCGAAGGCGATGAGAGCACGCGCATCCTCTCCCTCCACCGTGAAGGGCTCCAGAGCCTCGCGTTCCTGCCTCCAGTGGTGCTTGGCAAGCGTCAGAAGCCGGAGGTTCAGGTTGAACATAGTGTCCTGTCGCTGGAGCGTCTCGTCATCCGTATCCGACAGGATGGTGAAGTCGTCCATGGTCCTTGCAGGATCGAATTCCGTGAGCTCAGGCAGAACAGGCAGACACCTCGGGACGAACCCCGAAGCAATCTTCTCCACCCTCAGGTTCCCCGCAGCCTGGTCCAGAATCCCCATGCACAAGATCGACAGGGAGAACGGCGTCTCCCTGCGGTACTCGTGGCCCTTCTGCTTCCGAGCTATCGATGGGATGTAGCCATCGTAGGCTTTCGTGAGGAACCCGATCTCGCCATCCATGTACGAGCCGGAGCGCATGGCCCGGGCGAACATGTCCTGCACCTCGTCCAGGATAACGAGGATCGACTCTCCGGGCCGCTCTCCACAGTGCTGGGCCAGGGCCTCGGGTGTGTGATCCTCGGGACCGATGAGGTCTAAGCTGAACTCCGCACCGACACGGCGGAGGAAGTGCTTCACATAGCTGGCTGTGGTTGACTTCTTGTCTCGTGTCGTTCGCCCAAGGAGGAGCGTGTAAAGATTGCAGCTCAGTCTGCCGAACGATGTGCGGACCCGGATGTCCGAGCCGAGCACTGCGGAGAGGATTGACATGGCCGCCGCGTAGTTGAACTGCTTCGATGTGCGTGACGACATGTCGTTCATGTACTGGGCCAAGGAGTCCACCACAGTATCCTGCGGGACAGTATCGAACTTGTTGTTGATCAGGTGGATGTCACTCCAGAACAACCCATTGCGCTCATCCTGCAACTTAGGGATGCGAATCGGCTCTCCATTGATCGCCTCAATGGCGATCGCGTCAGCGAGATCCGCTTGGACTTCCTGGTCATCCTCCCAGCGCGCCTTGTCGCGTTGGAGCTGAATCCACAGGTCACTGTCTGGACGGCCGTCTCGCTTGTACTTATTACAGCTCGCATCCTGAACAACGGTGAAAACATCGGCGAGTTCGACACCAGCCTCGAACAGGGAGCACTCCAGGGAGTACATGAGTGCCGACCAATCATCCGACGGCAGAGGATCATCGGCGTAGAGTGCCGTGATCCTGTTATCTTTAAGCTCATTGATGATCTTCATGGCGTCACTCTGATCGACCTCGGGCATCTCCAGGATGAGATCGACCTTCGGCGTCGAGGCCGGTGAGTACGCCGCCGTGAACTCACTGACCGAGTAGGACTCCCTGTCGTTGAACTCGGCGGAAACCGGAGTCGGAAGCCCGTACTTGGGCTTCGTGTTCATGGTCCCGGGCACGCGGAGCTTCTTCGCCAACGGCCACCCGCGATCCACGCCCGTGTCGGCGTGCGTCTGATAGACACCGCGGTTGAGCTGCTCGATATCAAGGTTCCCCTGTGTGCGATAGTCTGACAGGCGCCAGTAGGCGTGGTAGTGCTCCGGGCTCGACTTCACAAGCACGGTGGGCTTCAGGAATAGGTCGTCTGGGTGAAGACCATCCAAGTCGGCGTAGACGCAAGCCACGCACTTCACGTTACTCTTCGTCGCGTGGCGTGCAGACGTTAAGGTGGAAGGCTTGTGGAAGAGCATGGGCGACCAGTAGACGTCCTTGTCGGACATCTTCTCGACGACCTCGAACATCTTCTCGGCTTCGGTGGGCCAGTGGAACCACTGGCAGCGGGACAGCCCACCGCCGGGTCCCAAGCTCATGATGGGCACCCATCCTTCATCGTCGGGGAGGATGCGCTCGAAGAACTGTTGTAACTGACTCATGTGTACCTCGATTCTGTGAGACGGCTCGCCGCTATCAACAACGCTAGCAGCCCCCGACGGTTTTGTCGAGGGCTGCTAGCGTATCAGGCGATCGTTATACGAGCGTGATCTTCGCCGAGGAGGTCTTCTTCGGGTCGAAGGTCAGTCGCTTCACTGAGTTAGAGGGGTTCCAGGTGTCCTGGATGTAGTTCCCGCTCTCGTCAGTGAGAGGCTCACCATTCTCGTCCGTCTTGTAGATGGGCTGGCCGTTCTGGTCGAAGCGCTTGCGACCCTCGTCCACGGCGATGTCGAGCGTGGCGCCAACACCCTCAAGACCCTCCTCGACAGCCTGCACGGTGCTGTCGATCTGAGCAGGAGAGAGCTTGGCCTTGAGCTCGGCCGGGTTGCTCGGCCACTGATCCGCAGCACCGAAGTACTTCGGGAGGTTGAAGTGGATCTGCTCCTTGCCGGTGCGCTTGCTCTTGATGGTGAAGACGGTGCGGTCGAGCACAGTCTTGCCCGCCTCGGTGTCGTCCCCGTCAACAGTCCATTCGACGACGAGCATCGGCTTCCCGCTGGACTTGGACTCGGTGACCTCGACACTGGAGACGTAAGCGTGGTGCTTGCCGGGCTTGATGAGCTCAAAGGCACCCCCCTCACGAGCAACGTCCATGTCGGAGAGGTTGATAGACAGCATGTTGGTTCTCTTTCTGTTGTTGGGTTGCTGTTCGGTCAGTTGGTCTTGTTCAGGGCTTGCTTGATGAAGCCGTAGAACTTCGACATGGTTGGGTTCCCGATGGCCTCGGGGAACCCGGTGATGCGCTGCTTGGTCAGGATGGACTTCTCCTGAGTGAACAGCGCGGGCACGAGCACATCATTCCCCTTCTCGTCCTGTGTGTCAACCCAGGACATGTATCCGACGAAGTCGAACAGGGAGGGGAGTTTGCGAATGGACTTCTTGCCCTCGAACGCCGGAGACACGAGCGTGGCGCCGGTGACCTCGTTGGTCTCCCGCTCCGCGTGCGTGATAGCGATGAGCGACACGCCCTTGGCGTCCGACAGGGCCTTGATGATGGAGCGCGGCGCCTCGTAGGCCGCAGCCCAGGCAGCGAAGGTATCCTTCGGGTTGATGGTCTGGAAGTGGTTGACCACGAGTTCCTGAAGCTGGTCGAGCGTGTCGATCACCACAGTCTTGAACGGGAACTCTCCCTTGTCAATAGAGGGCTTGATCACGTTCTCGAAGAGCTTGACGCAGTCGTTCCACGAGTCGCAGTGAACGATGGTCGTCTTGTCGAGGTCGCCCCACTGGCCCAGCGGCATGGTGCCGTTCTCGAAGTCAATGTACAGCACAGGCGAGAGGCCCTCGCAGGTCGAGGCGGTCGCAGCCAGCGAGCTCTTGCCCGTACCGGCCAGGCCGAACAGGAGCAGCGAGAACGTCGAGAGGTCCTCGGGCTGTACCTCCCGCAACCCGGACTTTTTGAACAGGTCGTCGAATGTTGACATCAGTTATTACCCTTCTGCTTCCGTGCTGCGTCGTTCTCCTTCTTGGCCTTCTCCCATACCGCATTGGTGAGCGCCTCGGTGAGTTCGAAGGCCGTCAGAGTCGGACCATACATCTGAGTGAGCTGCGCGGTGTAATTAACCCTGGTATTGATACGCGAGGGGCGCACCTGGACCACGTGTGGCACGAAGGTAGGTCCCATGTTCCCCATTCCGCCCTCCATGTCCCAAACAGGATCGTCTTCCATTTCAACCTCCGAAGATCGCGGTTCCAATAATCAGGGTGACTACCCCGGCGAAGATAACGCTCCCGATGACGATGCCCTCACCGATCATGAGGAGCCAGTCGTCCTTGTCAGGACGTCGGCGGTTCTGTCGTGCGTGACGCATCTCAGCCTTTCATGTAAGGAATCGGTCTGTACTTATTACAGTAGAAGCACTCAGGTGCGCTGTCAAGGTCTGTGATCAAATCGTCACTTTTGCGGGCCTTCCTGTAGATCAGGCCCGCACGCCCCAGAGCGTAGATGGCGAGGTCCCTGTCGAATGGCATCCGCAGGGCGGTGAGCTCGGACTCCACGACATGGACCGTCGCGTCCCGAGGCAGCAGTAGAAGCGTGACCCCGTTCGTCTCATATCCCTGGTCCTGCATTCCCTTGCCGTACAGGCAGAGCTGGATGTAGTACTGGAGGAACTGAGCCGCACCGAAGTCAGCGGTGATTGCATCGAAGCCGTCCCGCATGGCCTTGCGATGCAGACGCACGAATGTCTGCATCTTCTTCAAGGAAACGAGCTTCCAATCCATCACCTCCCCTGCTCGGATGTCGAACCGGTCGAGTGTGCCTTTGATTGGGCCGTAGCTTCCGACATCACCGACATGGACCGGCAGCTCCACGAGGGCCTCGGCCTCCCGCTCCATGTCGCGACTTCGCTTCTCGCACAGCAGGTGGAACGCCGTCCCGAGCAGCGGGGCGATGGGCGTCTTCTCGTTCTCACCGGGGCGTTCGATACCCATTAAATCCTCACCGAGACAAAGATCACAGCACTTGCCGAGACCGGATGGTCCGACACGGCGCTGCTTGTCCCGTTCGGATCGTGTGGTCAGAAGACGACGGGCACGGTCAGTGGCTGCGGTAGAAGTCAAGAGCCTCGGCCTCCTCAATCGCGACCTGCGCCTCCTTGATGAGCTGGCTCATTACGGGATCATCGGAAATCGTCTCGGCCAGGTCTTCGACGAGCTCAAGTCTCGGGTCCCCGATGTGCACGCGCTCTGTGACCAGGTAGGGGCCTCGTATAGCTGCGTCCAGAGCGTTCGGTAGAGACTTGAAGGACCAGGCGACCTCGTTGATCTTGTCGAACCAGACGTCGTATCGTTTCATAGGAAATCCTTCCGGTAGGTGCTCCCACCCTATGAGGTTTCAGCTCCCGTGTCAAGGGAGGAAATCACCCCGCGAGGCCGAAGTTTTTCGCGGGGTTTGGGCTCCCAACTCGGCTGGGTTTTTCAGGTAGAGCAGAACCGCCCAGCCCCGAAGGACCGAGCGGTTCCAACTCCCGCAGTTGTGAGGATCACACCATGTCGAAGAGCACTTCGAGAGGGCTCTTCACCTCATCGATCACCTCCCCCTCCCAGGCCTCGATCTCCTTGCGGTACATAGGACCGAAGATGTTCGTAAGCTTGACGTTCTCGATCCTGATCCTCACTCGGAACACGCGGAATGGCCGCTCGTACTCCTGCCCCCGTGAGATCGCATGGGCCAATGTCGGGGTGAAGAACAGACCACGGTTCAGTGTCGTGCGCTTCTCTTCGGAGATCGACACGGTCTTGCCGACCTCCCACTTAGTGGGTTCGCCATAGAGTTGACCGGTCATGCCATCTGCACTTGTCGTCTTATAGACGAGGTACTCGGTCTCGAAAGAATTCAGCGGGAGAGCCAGGCGATTCAGAAACCCCCGTGTCGCAATGAGAAGGCCTCTTTTATCTTCGTTGCTCCCGAAGCACTGAATCCTCCCATCGCCATGAATGATAGCGCCCGACTCGTGCTGGACAACCGACAGATCGGAGACGGCGTTGACTCGCGAATCCTTGTACGCAATAGCTCGCGAGGTATCGAGTAGAACACCGGATGAATTACCGTAGAACTCGCCGTCCGCGCGATCAAAGAGCATCACACGCGAGTCCTTGTAAGCCTGGAAACTGGCGGAATCATAGGCTTCGACCCCCGAGCAATACCACAACTCGGCAGATGAGGACTCATAAAGCTCGACACTCTTGCATCCGATGAGGCACGTTGTTGAACGACCCCAGACGCGCACTCGTTTGCATTTCTCGCACGTACTGATAGCACCCCGCTCAGTATTGATCTCCACCCTATCCACGTTAACAATTTGGGCATCGAGCTCGCCGAGGAGTTCCAACTCACCTCTCCAACCCAGAATTTCAAGTCTCGCGTTCCCGAAACCCTTCACCTGCAAGTAATGCACGGACTCCGGAATCTCAGAGCCGTCAAGACGTATATATTCGTCCCCATACAGCCCCAATTTTTTCTCATTCGCATTCCCGAAATGCTTCAGGTTTTCCAGGATTTCGTCCGAGCTTCTCTTCCCCCAAGACATGAAATTGTTACCTTTCTGCAATGTTCGGAGCGGTTGTGGTTTTGATTTGATGCTGATAGTGGGAACCCAAAGACTCGTCCCCGTAGGGAACAAGGGGCGGCGTGTCGAGTTCCAGAATCGACAACTGGGCGATAGCACATCCGACAGGAAGTTCAAGGGGCTTCGCCGCGAGATTGCAGAGCTCCAGTGTGATCGTGCCGTAGAAACCCGGGTCGATGAAGCCGGCCGTGATGTGCACGAGCAAGCCACGACGAGCCCACGATGACTTGCCCTCGACACGGGCGACGAGATGCGCGGGAATGTCCACCGTCTCCGTCGTCCTAGCCAGTGCGAACTCTCCAGGGCGCAGATGAACGGTGTCCGCGATCTTGTCATCACGATGCTCAGTGGGCAGCCCGACGTCGCGAATGACATCGCGATGCAGGTGCACCTCAACGGACGCTGGCTGAATTGCGCCGACTGATAGCGGAGAAATGGTGAGCACCCCGCTGTCGAGGAGGCGCGTAATGGTTGTGGAAGAGAGCATACTCATGTGGGTACCTTTCTGCCCCGGCCGGATGACCGGGGTGTGGTTAGACTGGTTAGATTGTGCGATGGATCTTGAGCTCTTCAGGTATCTCGGTTCTATAACTGCCTCTCGTCATTCCTATCGCCCGCATTGTCGGTACGGACAGCACTTCATGCTCAGCCAATGCCTTCAGTTCTCCTAGTGTCCAAACTGCGCCGCGGTCAAGCCTCGCCTGTAGTGTTCCCCTCTTCCACCCGACAACGCGCGAGACCTCGGCCGCCCCGCCGTGCCGTTCGATTTCTCCTCTCACTAGCCGGGCTATGTGATCGTCCTCTTCTGCTACTGATTCGGATAGTGCGCGCTTCAATAGCCGGCCTCATATTCTACGTCGTCAATCTCCTGAGTCTCGATATTCAAGTCCGTCCGAAGTAGCCGGTCATACCCATCGTAATCAATGAATGAGTTCATCTCACTGCATCTCCGCTTCTTCATGCTGTCGAATCTTCTCATCGTCCTGCCCAATGACGTGCGCTTCGAAACTCTGGTGCTCACGGGCGTCCTGGTCGGCCTCGTACTGCACACGGGTCATCACGAACGCCTCGCCCGTACCGTCGCCGTCAACAACCGGGTCCCAGACGCACACGTCCTCGCCAGCGGGAAGCGCCCCGTCGTCGGAGAGGCAGTGCGCGATGTCCTGCACCTCGGTCGCTCCGGTCTGCGAGTGGTGAATGCTGGCCAATGCAATGCCGATGATCGTGCCGACAAGCACGGGGGCGACGACGAAGGCCAGAATCTTGTGAGTGAGTGTCATTGTTCGGTTCCTTTCAAGGGTTGGGATTCAGTTCTGAGTGAGCCAGGCCGCCGCAGACTCAGCGTCCTCGGGATCAACCATATCGCGGTGAAGCGTCTCGCGCAACGGATCACAAGTCTCAATCATGACACTGACCGGGAAGCCGACGCTATCGAACCAAGTCACATCGCAATCGGTCCTCCTGTCGTCGGTTCGCACGACCCATTCCTCGACGTAGTCCATGTCGTCCGGCGTTCCGGGAAATCGTCGCGTCGTCCACTCCACGTCACCGGGCAGTGCATCAATGAAGATGTCCTGCGCCTCTCCGAGTGTCAGCATCATGTGCTCCTTCCTGTTCGGTTTCTGCAATGACTCCATGCTGCCCCACATCATGTCGTCGTACAACCCCCTCACTATGTGACACCACTCACTTATCAATCGCCGGACTTGATCCGACACGGGCGCCCCCTTGCCGGCTGAAGGCCCTGCCGAGCCATAACTACACACTCTGTACAGTTCACATTCTGAGATTCTGTAGCATGCGTTGTGTCAAAAGTGGTGGCGACCACTGAATTGAACCGTTCAATAGGGACCGTGGTCCTAGGTACTGCGTCATATTTCAGGATCCGAACAAACTCTCTTGTCCACATACCAAGATTTCTCCTCGTGGTGTAGCACTACAATGCTCTGAAAATCACTTATAAATCGGTTGTTCAACTCTCAACAACCGCGGAATCTCAACGAATTTGACGAGCATGATCCTCTATAGGCGTCCAACCGAATCCCGAACCGAAAGGGAACCCGCCATGCACGCCCCCATCTCCTCCATCATCGCCCGCCTCGACAGCGACGTGTACCTCGACCGCAGCGACGCCATGTACGACATCGAGATGGACGCCCGGCACATCAAGCCCGCCGACCGGGCCGTCATCGTCGGCCGCCTCGTGGGCCTGCGCGAACGGACCATCGAGGGGGCGCTCAACCGGGGCTGCCCGAGCCGGGCCGCCGCCGAGGAACGCGACCTGGGCGTCCTCCGCATCGATGAAGTCATCGACACGCTCTGCTAAGCCGAGCGCCTCACCAACAGCCCCCGCCGGGTTTCCGGCGGGGGCTTTTCTCGTGCCCACGCGCAGGGGCCACAGGAGGCCCGTAGACGGCACAGAAAGGCGCCCCTAGTACTCAGTACTAGGGGCGCCCTGAGAGGCGCTCAGATGAGCCCTGAGACCTTCAAATCGGCATACCGCTGATCAAGCCTAGGGATGACCGACTCCGTATCCACCGTGCCGGGGCACTGAAGTAGCCAACGCACCACGGTGCCGGTCTGCCCCGTGCGGTGCAGCCGCCCCTGCGCCTGAACGCACCTCACGACAGACGGATCGAGCCCGAGCCAGACTTCATGCCGACAGGCCCGCTGTAGTCCGTCAACGCCTTCAGCAACAGCGGGGATCACCGCGCACAGGATCTGCGGCCCGTCCTTGTCGAGGAAGCTCTTCCACTCGTCCTTGTGCTCGCCGTCAACACGCACGCACGAGTAGCCCGCCCTCTCCAGTTGTGCGACAAGCGGGACCTGGAACCTTTTCGACGGCGAGTAGACGACGACTCTCTCATCGCCGATGTCCTTCAAGATGTCTAGCAGCGCGGTGATCTTGCCACTCCGCGACATCTTGTCGAAGTACCACTCGTCCTCATCGCCCTGTACTGGGCGCACGCGCATCTGCCCAAGCGTCACCTGCCTGAGCCTCATGTCGCGCGTCACCGGTAGTCCGACAACGGCAGGGTGATCATCCATCCACGCCACTGCCTCATCGCGCAATTGCTTGTACTGCCTGCGCTGCTCAGCGGTCATCGCACAATCCACACGACGGATATCCACCGGCGGCAGGGCGCCGGCAACGTCCTCAATCCGCATGTCCTGCCACTCGCCCCGCGCCTTGTGCCCTTTCGACAGAAGCCCCGGTCGTTTCTCAGCGCCGTACGTTACCGAGTACGGCCCGCCGAAATAACAAGGCTCACTAGCGAAAAAGCTGTTCGCGAACCGTGTGAACCCCGGATATTTTTTGGGCCACAAGAATTTCAGCGCACCATAGATATTCACGGGTTGGCCGCCCGCCGGCGTTGCGCTGAGCGCAAGACGGTGCTTCGCCTTCACCCTGCACAGCACTTGCGATGTCACCGTCCTGAAATTGCAGGCGCGGTGAATCTCATCACCAACAACCCAATCGAACTCAACGCCTCCGAGCACTCGTGTCGTCGCCTTGCTCCTCACCTTTCCCGCACGCGCGTCGTAACCCTTCCTCTTCGACACCGAGGCCAGTAACTCCCAACCGAGGAACGACACGCCCCGTGGCTTGTCGCCCCGCAACAGCCGCTCCAACGCCTCGCGTTCAACCTTGCGCCGCTTGCTCAACGTCCTGAACACCATCTTGTCGTCGGGCCAGACCTGACTCACCGCACGGCGCCAACCGCTCTCCGTGCGCAGCGGCGCCACGACAAGAATCGACAGATCGCAGGGCTCCACTCCTTCCTCTTTCGCCGTCCTGTCGATAGTCCACAGCGACATCAACGTCTTGCCGCAACCTGTCCCCGCGCTCACAAGGCCCGTGCCGCCCGCGGCAACCAGCCCACGGACGGCGCGTTCCTGGGCCTCTACCGGCTCGATGCTCATCACGCATCAACCGCCTTGACCCACGCGTACGCCTTGCCGGCCATGCACCTCACGTCGTCCTCGTCCTCGGGCAGATGCTCATCGAACGGCCGCCACTCACTACCGCGGATGCAGTACTCCAGTTCAATCCGACCCTCTTCGTACCCCGTCGGCTCGTAGTACGCCCTACGGCTCATGCCGTACGCGATGGACGAGTGCATGTACACCGTCATCTGGTCCGCTGACGAGCGCACGGACCAGTTGTCCTCCGCTGTCTCCACGGCCATGGTCTCAACCCACGCCTCGACCATCGGATCCTTCGCGCACTCCACCATCGCCTCGATCACCGCGTCCGTGTCATCCGAGGCATCCCCGTCGAGGTAGTCCCCGTTCTCGGAGTTCACCACCGACCACACGAACGCGCCGTCATCGTCGTAGTAGCCCCGCACCATCACGTCACCCCACAGAATCGACCATGGGTCGTGCACGTCCTGTGGACCGAGAATGTCGAAGCTCTCGCCCCGTTCATCCAGCCAGTCCACAACGCCGTCGCGAATCTCGACGGCGCGGGAGCGCCGCCACTCCACCGTCGAGTGCGCCGCTTCTTTGATCGCGTCCTCCAAATGCGAGTACCCGTCCGAGTCGAAAGGCTCACCGTCCACCGACACGTTGACCGCGACCCAGTCGTCCAGCCCGTCGCCGTACGCGTCACGCAGCCACTCGACATGCACCGGACCCATCGTCAGCCATCCGCTCGTGTCGTCCGCGCTCCAGTCGCACTCGACGCCTCCGAGCGCGTTCGCCTCATCGGTCCACCCCAGCGCTCCGTGCAGTTCCTCGACGGCCTCCGCGATCGTCTCGTTCATCTTCCTCAGCCTTTCGTAAATGCGAGTGCGTGTTCGGTTCTCATCGTCCAGCATGACCCTTCCGGTCCATTCGCTCATCATCGACTCCTCCTGTTGGTTCGGGCTCTGCGACAAACCCTCTTGCTGTTGTTGGTGTCTACTCTAACTACATCTTGTCGTTCGATCACCCCCCGCTCATGTGTTGTTCATCACGGTCCATGTCTCCCCGTCGGGCGTCTCGTCGGGCAGCCTCCTCATGCTCCCCCCGAGCCTCCCCGTCACCGTCACGGCCATCCTCAGCCACGACAACATCTCGGTCCACTGCAACATGTACAGTTCGTCCTCCTCATCCGTGCTCATCGCCTCGACAACGGCCCGAACATCATCAAGCCCCACCTCGACACCGCTCCGCAGTATCATTTCTCCTCTGCCTCCTCTCCGCTCAGCGCCATCATCATCTCGACGGCCCGCATGATCACGGGCCCGGGCACGCACGACAGGTCCCCGCCGGCCCTCTCCCGCACCTTCCTCAGTGCCTCGTCCCTGGTCATCCCGTGCTCCTTCCTCTCGCTACCGGGCAGGCCCCCCGCCTTTCCGGTACCCCTACTCTCCTACATCATGTCGTCCCCGTCAAGCCCCCATCCTGTGCCCCCGCTCACAACCCATCAATATGAACGACAGTTCAGGTTAAGTCCTCTGACCTCTGTGCACTAGCCTCTCGGGACCAAGGTCCTATGAAGGCCATCTACTAAGTGACGACACGGGCAAGGGCTGATTTGGGACCAAGGTCCTATGTAGATCAACTTGTATGCACAAGTGGAGGACGAACGGGACGACAGGACCGGAAGGATGTAGGTACATACCGGGGAGGGTACCTGTGGAGTACGACAGGCCCGGGATAGCAACGATTATGCATCGAACAGGCGTTCGAGAAGAGGGCTTCGACAGGGCGGGAGACGGGGCGATGTAGGTACGAAATCCCAAATGTTTCAAGTATGTTACATTCAAATCTCTTCGTAATATAATATATATATTTTTATATTATATAAATATTATATACAGAATATAATCATAGTAGTATAAATTGTCGTATCCTGGTATACATACCTGTACCACACATTAATGTCATAGTAGTATAATATTCTATACTACTCTCATATATTCTGAGTACGATATATACAAATGCATATATAGGGTTATTAGGGGGTTGTGCTTTGCCTCGGCCCGTGTCGCCATGTGATCGATCGTTCGCTCGTTCGAACACGCAGGTGAAAACGAGAAGAGTGAACACACACGGGGTTCATCGCCCCTGTCGTGCTCTCATCGCCGGTCGTGTCGGGCCCCGTAGGCGGACCCGCCACCGGGTACGGGTACCCGGTCCTGTCGTACCCGGCTACCGTACCGCCCCAGATACCCCTCAGACGCGTTGTAAGCCAATCTGAGACGATTTCAGCCCCTAGCCAGTACGAGACACTTGAGAGAGGTCTAGAGGCCGTCTACGGGCCTTACAGCACGTCAGCCCCCCTGCACACGACAGAGCACGTCGAAGCACGACAGGACACGAACGGCGCAGAAGCCCGAGTAGCCATCACGGGCCTGTCGTCAGGACCACCCGGGGTTGCGATCTTAACAGCGTTAACGAGATCGAAATCACATCACACGAAGCCGTTTTCGACAACGAAGGAAATCAGTTGCTACCGACAACGGGGCCGGGGGAGGGGGTGCGACCCCGCAGATGCGCCTGGGCGGGGGCCCGCGTATATCTCGCCCCCTGTCACAGTAGAACGACAGGGGTCAGCCCGGGTTCCGGGGACCGAGGTAGACGACCATCAGGTCGGGAACGTTGGTCGTGAACTCCTGGGGTTTTGCCGGGTAGCCGCAGTCATAGCGGCGTATGGTGCCGAAGACCCGGCCGTCGCGGATGCGGAGGCGGAGGACCTCGAACTTCGGGGAGTACGGGCTGAGGTCCTGGGTGAAGCGATCGCCCTCCTCCAGGTCGAAGTATGAGCAGATGGTGCACTGATCGAAAGCCATTTTCTTTCTCCGATCAGCCGATCCCGATGAGGGGTTTGTTCTCCTTGATGGCCCGGGCGTTGACCTCGTGGCGGGCCGGCCTGTCGAACAGGTCCCTGTCGGCGGGCGTCCCCGAGAAGCGGGCGCGGAGTCGTTCGGGGCGTTTCCTGTCGGCCTCATCATCGGTCAGAGGACGGCGGTAGGCGACGACCCTTCGCCCCGCAAGGACGTCGTCGCTGAGGCGCTCCATGACGGCGACGGCCTCCAGGATCACCTCGCGGGCCTCGGAGGGGAGACCGTCGAGGGTTCTCGGGTAGGACATGATTGTTTCCTTTCTTGGTGGCTGTGATTTGAGGCTGAGGCTTGAAGGGCTCAGACGAGGTGGATGGCTTGGAGGACGCGGTCCTGCTCGACTCGAATTCGGTGCACGATTGGTTCGTTGGTGGTCTCAGCATAGGTTCGACGCGGGCCCGGAGTCGAGGCCCGCGTCGGGATCGTTACACGGCCACGGGGGCCCGTAGGACCCCGCCGTGCCGGTAGCCCTCGGAGGCGTCGATGTCGGTCATGCGGTATAGGTCGATTGATTCGCGCCGCCGCAGGTGGAGGCGGGGGAACGGATGCACCGGGCGAGAGAGCTGCTCTTCAACGACTGACACGTGGTTGTCGTAGATGTGGCAGTCTCCGCCGGTCCAGATGAGCTCACCGACCTCCAGATCGGCCTGCTGGGCGAGCATGTGGGTGAGCAGGGCGTAGGAGGCGATATTGAACGGGACACCGAGGAAGAGGTCGGCGCTGCGCTGATAGACCTGAAGCGAGAGGCGACCGTCATTGGTGACGTAGCACTGGAAGAAGGCGTGGCAGGGGGCCAGGGCCATGTCGGGGAGGTCGCCGACGTTCCAGGCCGACACCAGGTGTCGGCGGGAGTGCGGGTTCTCCCTCAAATCCCGGATCAACTTGGTGATCTGGTCATGAGCTGTGCCGTCCCTGTCGATCCAGGAGCGCCATTGGTAGCCGTAGAGGGGCCCAACCGAATCATTCTCGTCGGCCCATTCGTCCCAGATGTGAACGTCCAGCATCCGGAGGAAGTTGATGTGCTTCTCACCGCGGAGGAACCAGAGCAGCTCGGCCTTGACGGGCTTCATGGGGACGTACTTGGTGGTAATCCGAGGGAAGTAGCCCCGAAGGTCATAGCGGAGCTGACGGCCGAAGACGGAGCGGGTGCCGACACCGGTGCGGTCGTGGCGGGGTTCGCCGTGGAGGAGGACGTCTTCGAGGAGACGCTCGTACTGGTCATCGATCATTGGGACAGGGCCTCCTGAGTGCCTCATACGCTGATCTCATCGGAGGATGCGCTATAGGTATCGAAACGAGGGTTCTCCTCCGCGAGATCGGTGGTGCGAAGGGGGTAGGCCTTTCCTCTGTGGTCGATGTCGGTGATGATTCGGCTCTCCTCGTTCTTGTAGAGGAGGATGTCGCCGATGCAGCAGTCGCGGGTTTGCTTGGTGGGTGGCATGTTAGCTACCTTTCTTCAGCTGGAGATAGTTGTCGGCTCGTACGCGTATGGTGCTCTCCACGGGCCAGACGAAGAAGTAGTGCGTTGCACTCAGAACGTACTCGGTTTCGCCCTGGGCGGTGGTATCGGGTCGGATGTGCGTGATCTCAAGATCGTAGGGATCGATGTGGATGATGTCTCCGACTTCGAGCGCTTCGGGTTTGACGCGCTTCAGGGTGAAGGCCATCAGAGGGTTCCTCTCGTGTCGTTGACAGCGGTGAGTCCGCGCTGGAGGCCGACGACCGCATTGCCGGCGAGGCGGATGCGGGCCCGTCGCGACAGGTCCGTGGCGTTATCGGTGGGCAGGCCCATAAGCCACTCGACGAAGGCGGCCCTGGATGTCCTTCTGAGGCGGGTGGAACTCTCCGGTGGCTACGGGGGTGTTCAGGGCTAGGATGCGATGCCTCTTGTCCCCCCACGCGGACGTAGATCCGGTCCCCAAGGTGAGTTTCGAGGAGATCGTCGGAGAGCATGATCGCTGCGGGCTCGTGCGGACCGTAGGCGATGTGGCCGATGGCTTCAGTCTTCAGTGGCTCCATGTTAGTACTCCTTCCAGGTGAGGGCCTCGATGCGGAAGCGGTTGCTGACGCCGTCGTCGGGCTCCCAGGCGTCAACATCGGCGGCGAGCATGAGCGATACGGGTTTGAAGGTGAGGCGTTCCTCAAGGTCGAGGAGGTCGGCGTCGTCGTAGAGTTCGCGTTTCGTATCGGCCCCGATAACGATCGGCAAACTGTCGTCGTACTGGTCAAGGTATTCCTTGAGGTCTGCGATGGTGTACATGGCCGTTTCCTTTCAATCACTTGTCCTGTTGAAACGGATCGGCCCCGTTGTCGGCGGCGATCCGGGCGATGGTGTTGATTGCTCTGTTGATGTTGAGAAGTTCATCGGCAGGCGCTTTGATGCCCTCCTTCTTGAGAATGATGGTTCTCTCGTCGGTGGTGTCAACGACTTTGTCGAGGGTGTCGTCAGGGGGGCAGGAAGAACGAGTTGATGAAAGCGCTCGTTCCGGTGTAGTAGACGATCTCGACGACGTCATCGATCTGCTTGATGTCCGCGATCTGGAAGGTTTGGCCACCGTCGCGGAAGAGGTCGCCGGGCTTCATGCTCTCGACAGGTGTCGGCCTGATGGCGATGGCGATGGCGGCGTCGCGCTTGTCGAATGGCTCGTAGGTCTCCTCGAAGATGTCCTTCTGGCAGATGTAGAACTCCCCGCGGACGCCTTTGACGACGTAGTCGCCCTTCTCGCCCCATACGGGACCTTCGAGGGTGTGCACGCAAATGACGCCTTCGTCGTAGTCGGAGAATTCTACGTGATCGTGGCTCCAATCCCGAAGCTCCGAGAAGTTGTCACCAGTGAACTGGCGGGCCTCGACGGGGATCAGCTTCTTGCGGTAGTAGGGCATGCTGGTTCCTTTCAGTAGTAGATGCGGGTGAATTTCGTCACCCAGAGGGGTCAGGCTCTTGTCGAGAACTTCGAACTCCTCGCCATCGAGGCGGATGTGGTCTCCTGTGAGGATGTACCAGACGGGCACGGTCTCTTCCCTAGCGGCTCCTTCGGTTCGGTTGGTGCTACCAGCATAGAGATGTATCGAGGGACTGTCAAGAGGCCGGACCGGTTACGCTTGGGTTACATCTACGGAAGGAGGCCGTATGGGCAACGTGGCGCACTACGCTGCGTCCTGCGCGCGCTACTACGCGATGGCTGATGTCGGGTACAGCCAGCCCGACAGGTGGACGTTCTACGACAGAAGCGACTGGGACGGTTGGCTAGTCCACTCCCCGGCCAACGCGGACTGCTCCGCGCTGGTGTCGGGGTGCTACAACATCGCCGCGCATCATGAGTGGGGTGAGCCGTTCACGGCGGGATACTTCCCCCGGGACACCTGGACCGGGAACATTCGGGAGTACGCTCTGGAGCGGAATTTCGCCGATATCAGCGATTCGTGGACGGGTAATGTACCTACCGGAGGCTGGTACTCGGGCGATATCGTGCTGTCGGAGGGCGCAAGCGGTGGTCGGGGCCACGTGGCGATGATCATCAATGGTGGTTCCGGGCCCGACAGCGACGGGGCGCTGCTGGCCGAGGCGTGGATCGCTGAGGACGGCAGCATCGACGGCTGGGAGGGCGACCAGACGGGTGACGAGGTTCGCATTATCTCATACAACGACCATCCATACACCCAGCAGGCGGCATGGACGCACGCACTGAGGCGACAGGACAACCCGAGCCCGCTGACCGGTGGCTCCGCAGCGGCGCCAGCCCCGCAGGCGAGTGGCAACGAGAGCGTTCAGGCGGCGGTGCTGAGGGCTGCGGACGACGTGGGGCTGCACTGGGCGGTGGCGTTGGGTCTGGCCGACCAGGAGAGCAACTGCACGAACGTCTATGGTCACGATGTCGGTGGGGCGTGCTCCGGTTGGGGAGAGGTGACGAGGGAGAACTTCCTGAACCACTTCCTGCCGGCGGTCCTGGACTGGGAGACCAGCAACGGCGTGGGGCCGACGCAGGTCACCTACAACGGGTACTTCATCAATGAGCCCGACAGGGCGTGGTGGGACCCGCATGAGTCGAGCGTGGTGGGGCTGTCGATCCTGAGGGACTATCTCGGGGGCGATTACAGCGCCGACAGCATCCGGAGGGCCGGCAGCCGGTACAACTGCGGCAATGAGAGTGATCAGTACTGGGGCTATGGCGAGAGCCTGCTTCAGCACGTCAACAGCTGGTGGTACTCAGAGCGCCCCAGCGGTGGTTCGACAGTGGACGAAGTGGAAAGGATCATCATGGCCAACGGCGATGACATTGTGAGCGCGATCAACGCGGTTCGTGGGGAGCTGCGGTACGGCAAGGCGAATGAGCGTCAGGCCGGGGATGTGATCTGGGGCGTGGAGCAGAACAGGTTGCTTCTGACTCAGGCCGTCGCGGCGCAGAAGGAGACTAACGGGCTCATCAAGGAGCTCGTTGAGGCGATCAAGAAGGGGAAGTGAGAATGCTCACCACGATTCAGAGGCCCGAGGTCCGCAAGGCCGCCTACGGCGTTGTTGCGGCGGTTATGACGCTGCTCATCGTGCTGGGAATCGTCAGGGCGGAAGACGCTGCGCAGTACCTGGACTCCATCAGCCAGGTTGCGGGTGTCGTGTTCCTGCTCATCGCCCGCTACTTCGTGCCCGTGCCTGAGGACAAGCCCGCTCCTGCTGCGGCGGTTACCCAGGACGGCGAGCTGGAACGCCCGACCGTGATCGACCCGGTTCGCTACGGCGCCGGGGACGGTCCCGAGAAGGCGTGATATACTAAGGCTCTCCCTTTCGGGAGTGTGTTGGGTCGGAGGAAGCCCCCGAAGTCGGTGAGGACTTCGGGGGCTTCTTCTTGCAGTTTTTCAACCGACAGCGCCAGCGATGTACTCGTCTTGGGCCTTGATAATGGCGCAGAGAAGGATCAGATCCGCCCGGACGAGTTCGGGGTCGATTTCGCCTCGTGCCGTGCGCCCGTAGCGGTTCGACACGCTGTCATCATGTCGGGCGACTTTCTTGATTGCTTCCAGTTCTGGGAACTCATCGAGGTAGATCATCGAGCTGAGGCCTTTCCACGAATTTTGGAGGGGTTGTAGCCGCCCCAGATGTTTCCGTGATCGTCCACTACGACAGGGGCGGAGGTGTAGCCGGCCTGAACGGCCTTGTCGAGGATGTCGGGGCTGTCGGCGAGTGCACGCTCGACGTAGGGAACGCCCATCTTGTTGGCGTACATCTTGGTCATGCGGCACTGCTGGCAGTTGGGCTGGGTGTAGATGGTGAGCACAGGTTCTCCTTACAGGCTTGCGCAGATACAGATCAAAGCGAGGACAAAAAGGATACCGAAAGGTACGGTTGCGACCAGTGTGATCGTGGTCGCGAACCTGTCCCTGTCCTCGTGGGAGTACATCAGTCCTCGTCCGTGTCGATGGTGATGAGATGGACGTGCTTCGCAAGCGCGTAATTATCGACGATGGAGTACTCGAAGGCGGTGCCGTTGTCGATGAGGGCGATCACGTCGCCATAGTGAGCGATATCACCATTCTCCAGGGGGAGCGAACCATCACTTCGGGCCGAGGAACCCACGTAATCAGCGACAATTTCCTTGTGAGCACTGGTATAGACGGCGACAGCCACGACATCTGACCTCGTGTCGTCACAGGACTCGACGGCGAAGATCGGGACAGTGACGCAACGGAACAGGTAGCCGGGGTTGCGGAGGACCTCGACGCGAGTGAGAGGTCCGTCACTAAGGTAGGGTTTGATGAGCAGGCTGGCGACGGACTCGCCATCGACAGTGAGACGCTGCTCACTCACGACGTGGAGTGTGTTCGTGTAGATGATGAGGTCGCCGATCCACAACTCGCCGGCGGTCTTGAGAACGGATTGCATATCGATTCCTCTCGGTTGCGTGGATGACCTCAGTATAAGCCCATCCGAATGGACGGAGCGATAGACTGCGCGTGAGTAATACCATCTTGACTTCAGGAGTCTGCAATGCTAGGCACTGAGCCGCCCCGGGCGCCCTATGCGAGAGTCGTGGGGCAAATTCTCACGCCGGACGACATGCGCCCGGCCGGCGACGTCACGGTCGTCTTCACGTACGGGCCCTATGTCGTCTCCTACGGCACGGCCTACATCGAGCGCAGGGTCGAGGTGGGTGTCGATCCGTCCGGGGCGCTTTACGACCCGGCTACGGGCAAGAACTACGTCGATCTGATCGCTCCCGGGGCGGGGGTGACGCCCGCAGGGCAGTGGTTGTGGCACATCGACGTCGTCGCGAGCGGGGTCTACCTGCTCCAGGGCGACATGGCTCTTCGACAGGGCACGGTGGTGGATGTTGCGAGCGTCCTGACGAACGGCGATGGCATGCTGGCCAACCCGTTCGCCCGCCAGAGGCCCGCTGTCGGGGGCGCGGGGGCCGCTGATCCGGCGCTGCCCGGTCCGACACCACCCGCGGGGGACCTTGCGGGACTCACGGCGCGTGTCGAGAACCTCACGCAGGCTTTGAACGGGCTGAAGACCGAGATCGCGGACAACAAGAGGGTGATTGACGAGCTGAAGGCGCAGCCCCCGGGCGGCGGGGACGGCAACGAGGTCGAGATGATCGACAACGGCGACGGAACAGTGACGTACAAGGACAAGTCTGTGCCGCAGGGCACGCCGGAGGGTTGAGTTATGTCGAAACAGTTCGTGGGAAAGGCCACAAGTTACACAGCTGAAGGGGCCGACGCACGGTTCATCGACAACGACGAGCAAACGCAGGCGCTCAACACGCTGCGGAACGAGGTCCCAGATCTCGCCAACGCCCGTATCGAGGCCCGCATCGAGGCCTACAAGCAGGAGGTCAACGCCAAGTTCGCCCTCAAGACGGCTCTGGACGGCCTTCTGAAGGCTGTTGACGCTGCTGCTACCTACGCACCCAAAAACGCACTGGAGGGGCTCCTGAAGGCTGCTGACGCCGCTGCCACCTACGCATCCAAAGGCGAGCTCCGGGCGGCCAAGGACGCGCTCGACAAGGGGCTGAAGGACAACGCAGATGCTGACTCCCGGCGCTGGAGCGTCATCAGCGGCAACAAGACCAACGTCGAGAAGCTTCAGGCCTCGATGACTGCTGTCGAGACCCGGGTGAAAGCCCTCGAGGACGCCCCTGGTGGTGGGGCCGGAGGCGGCCTGAAGGTGGGCGACACGGGCTGGAAGGACATCGAGACGGGCCAGGTCGGCGCCGGGCAGTACCAGTACCGCGTTGTCGGAGCCACGATGTTCTTCCGTAAGGCCGGCGATGAGTGGCGGTCGCTGCCGAAGCCGACGAAGACCGTGACGCTCGTCGCGACGCTCCCGCAGACCTATGGGAAGCTGGAGCGGGCCAGCACGCTGGTCGTCAAGAAGGGCGATCTGGCGCAGGGCAAGCAGGACGAGTGGACCTCGGACGGTTCGATGATAGAGATCTGGCCGAACTGGACCGTGAAGTACACCTGCATGGACCTTCAGGGCACCTATGCCATGGACCTCCTCAAGACCACGGTTGAGAAGCCGTTGATCTCCCCCGCTGGAGCCGGCGGTGGGGTCACCGAGGAGACGCTTAATCAGAAACTCGACACACTGAAGACCTCTCTTGAGGCGCAGATCAGGGCGATCCAGTCGGATGCCGCCGGTGTCAGGGCCCAGGTGAGCACCTTGAATACGAAGGTCGAGGACCACACCACCAGGATCACCGCTCTTGAGAACAAGCCTGGTGGTACGAGCACTCCGCTGCTCGTGCTCGGTCCTACAGAGGCCGTTCCGGTGGGCACCAAGCCTGGCACGGTGATCGTCCGGAGGAGCAACTGATGGCGGTCCCGGCGTGGGTCAAGCAGATCGAGGTGACCGGCGGCAATGCGAGGCAACCCGCCCCCGTGTTGTTGCTCACCTCGGGCGAGAAGGGGGTTGTGCGCGATGACTGGGTAGTCCTAATCCAGGGCGGGCAGTTCGGCAGTCAGGGCGTTCCCGCATTCATCACCGCTCCGAACTCGGGTTGGCACGGTAATCAGGTCACAGGCGGGGCAAGCCGCAGCCTGGGCGTGTGGGTGAAGAAGGTTGATGATGTCGAGGAGTTCTCGAAGCCTCTCGCCCTCGGGGACCCCCGATCCTCTTACACCGGCCGGCAGCTCGCCACCGTGCTGGTGCTCGACGGAAAGACGGTGAAGTCCTTCAACTTCTCCGACGGCGTCACGATCAACACGACGGACAGCAACCAGATCAAGACGGCGGTCGCGAAGGCGAACAAGCCACATCTCCTGGTGAGCCTTCAGCACTACACGAGTGGGGACCACGCCAGACAGTTCGAGGGTGCCATCCAGACGATCGACGATGGGCAGAAGACGGTGCAGCCCGCTCCGAACTCGTCGAGCTCGATCCTGGTGGGTTGGGCCGACAAGGACTATGCCTTCACCGAGGCCTCGATCCAGACCTGCGTTGCGGTCTGGCCTTTCACGGCTGAGGGCTTGGACCCCACTCCCCCAACCGCGGAGAAGCACGAGAACTGGTACATCATCGGTGCTGACGACACGATCCGGGATAACTACGCGGCGCTGACGGTGGTCGGCCAGAACGGTCAGGAGCAGGGCACCATGTCGATGGCTGCGATGCCGAGGGGTCTGGCGACCTGGCAGGAACTCATCGACAGGGACCGGAGCGCCCAGAACGGCGGGGAGAACACGGATGGGTTCTTCGTGGCTCACAGGGGCGGCAGCCGGTCGTGGGTGGAGCACACCGAGAACGCCTACACGCAGTCCGTGTCGTTCGGCGTGGACGCTCTGGAGTTCTCCTGTAACGAGTCGAAGGATGGGGTGTGGTTCGGTCTGCACAACAGGACCTTCGAGTCGTTGGGCGGTCCTGTGACCGATCCACATACCATGACGTGGGAAGAGATCAAGGCCGCTGTGCCGGCGGACAAGCTTCCGGCGCGTCTGGACTGGCTGCTCGACAGGTACGGGCAGACCCACTGCCTGGTCATCGACCCGAAGTACCGGGCTGGGGAGTGGAAGCGACTGCTGAAATACATCACCGACAGGAACGTGACCCCCGCGCAGATCGTTATTAAGTACTACGGTGATTCCAACTGGCTGTTCGAGCAGGCGAAGGCCGAGGGCTGTGGAGCCTGGGGCTACGCGTACTCCGCGAACACCACGGAACCCTGGTATGACACCTTCAAGAGCTCGACAGGGCCGTTGGACTTCCTGTCGATGCAGTGGGACGCGCCTGCGAACGCGGTGAACGACCTGCGGGCCTCGAACAAGCCCGTGGTCGCTCACATCCTCGACGATCAGACCCAGTACGTCAGAGCCGCCCAGAAGGGCATGTGTTCCGCGATCGTGGCCGGTGTCAAGGGCGTTCTTCAGCGCCAGTGCTGATCACCAGAGGCTGACGACAAGATCGGACTCGACGTTGTCGGGGCTTCCGGGCCGGGGCCGTGTATCCCAGGTCCGGGAGCCCCAATAAGTTTCGCCGCACTCGTAAAGGTCTTCGAGCATCGAGCCGCTAACATTGACGCGACGGAAACCGTCCTCCGGACTCACTATCGACACGGGCAGATCGCCTTCATGCAGGCGTACCTCTTCGAGCTCTGTGATGACGTCGGAGCAAGTCAGCACGCGATCGGGCTCAGCCTTCGACTCCAACGAGTCCAGGCAGTACGAGCGGTCGCAGTCCTCGTCGCACTTGCAGGCGCCGGGCTTGGTCTCAGGTACGACAGGGGCGGGGGAGGGCACGTCCTTCGAGGTGATGACAGGGGTGGCGTTCTCAGCCTTCTTGGCGGGCTTCTGGACCTCGACACGAGCGGGGTCCATCTGATACCGAGAAACGGCCTCTGCGAGCCTGCTGAGGGCCTTCTCGTACGACGACAGGGCGAACTCCGTGAACGACAGGGGCTTGGTCTTGATGACGCGGGCCTTCCGGGCGCGCCGGACGACCTTGAAGGGGCTGACCCTCAGGTCCATACTCCGGCCGTCCGCGGTCTTGATGGCGGCGGTCTGGTCGAGGTTCAGGTGGAAGAATGTGTGCTTGCGCTGGCCGAAGTAGAATTTGTCGCCCCTGCGGAGCTCACACATCATGACGCGCTCGATCTCCTCGGTGAACTCTTCGTCGTCATCGTCAATGAACTCGACGACGTTGAGGTACGAGTCCTCCGACATGGCGATGATGAAGGGCTTATAGGCGGGGGTCATGATCCAGAACTGGATGATGTCGAGGCTCTCGCACGAGTACCGGGGGTCCGACAGGACCCGGCAGTCACCGAGCCCCTTGATGTTGATGTAGTCCCGCTTGACGATGCCCCAGCAGTGGACGGGGCGGACCTTGCGTGCCATTTGGTGGTTCCTCTCGGTGTCGAAGTCTGGTGTCGGTCGGGTGATGGCGACATCTGGTTGACCGACGGGTGCAACCCTAGCACAGCTCTCCGACAGAGGCAACACTTGGGATCGTGACACGCCGTACACGCGCCCCTACGCGTACGCGGGTACGTGCGCGCGCAGGAAACTCCAAATTCGCTTTTGTATACTCTGCATAGAAAAGTATGAGACCCGTACAGTAATCTATCCGCGCAACATAGAATTTTACGTAAAAAAGTATACTAGTCTCTCTAAATATTATATACTAAATATATACTATATACATTATTATATTATATATTACGAAGAGAGTTAGAGAGTAATGTAGGTACGTACCTACACTTGTTTCTCCAACCTCGACTTCTCCCTATCGTTCCAATCAAAAGCCCCTGTCGGGTTCTTCCACGACCGTCCGGTCGGTTAAATACAATGAGGGCAACAAAAACACGATTTCCGGGACTTAGGGCCTAAAATTTCAGTTTTTGCCTCTTGAGGCTTGAAAATGAACAAAGGTAGATTTCTATATGTCAAGAAAACTTGACATTCACATCTTGTATTCAACCAGACGGTCAGTATAAGCCCTAGAGTGTGTGCAAGAGCACAGAAATCTCTTGGCCCTGTCGTCCTCTGTCGAACCGTATGTGGTACAGTTCTATCTGCGACATCCGGGCAACCAGATCAGAACCATTACAACCTCGGAGAGGAACCGACATGCCATTCGTAGCCGGGAAGGACCAGCGGGCCGAGCGCGCGCGGTACAGAGAGGATGAGCTCGTTGTCGAGCGGGCCAAGTACGCCGCGGAGCTCCTCAGGAAGCGCATCAGGCGCGAAGGGGTCATCCAGGCCCAGTACCCGCAGGTCTTCGGGTTCAAGGCCCAGCAGACGATCCACAATCACTTCCGCTCCGGGAAGGTCACTCTGATCGATCTCATCCGCATCGTCAGTACCCCGGGGTTCGACATCAGCATCGACGACGTGCTTCGGACGGCCATCAGCATCATCCAGAGCACCGCGGATGTCGAGCTCGATGATGCGCCCGCCCCCAGGCCGAGGAGGCGTCGGAAGTCTAAGAAGGACCAGGAGGCCAAGCTCACGACGGAGAAGGCTCCCGAGAAGCCGGCGCTGAGGGGTACCGAGGTCGATGAGGAGCTCTTCCTGTCGAAGGACTACAGCCGGTTCGCCAACCTCTTCAAGCAGGCCTCCGGCGAGGAGGACGACTGATGGCGCGCAACCTGGAGGACGACCTGAACGAGAAGATCGACAGAGCCATCCTGGAGGAGGCGCAGAAGCCTCGCAGGGAGCGCATGTCGAACGTTGCACTGGGTCGGATGTTCGACGTTCACGAGACCACCATCAGGAGGCATAAGCAGGCGCTCCAGAAGGCGCTCAGGCTCCCTGTCGAGCAGGACAGGGACGAGTTCTTCGACATCCCGGTCAACGCCATCACGCAGCGCAGGCGGACCGTGAGGCTGGAGGACGGCTCGTACGAGCGAGTCACCTACAACCCCGCTGTCGCCGTAGCCGAGGACGTCCGGGAGGCCTCCTACGAGGAGCTGGAGAAGGTGTTCGACCGGGCCGTGCTCTCGGTGGCGCCCAAGGTCGAGGAGGACCGACCTAAGACCCTGGTCGTGTGCCTGTCGGACTTCCAGGTGGGCAAGACGGACAGCCTCGGTGGGACGCAGGAGACCGTGAACCGCGTCATGAACACCCTCAAGCAGATCACCGAGTGGATTCAGGCCGAGGGCTCGTATGAGGAGATCATTGTCGCTGATGTTGGCGACGTCTGCGAGGGCTTCTGGAACGTCACCTCACAACAGCAGACCAACGACCTGTCGCTCACCGACCAGATTCGCGTCGCCCAGCGCTTGATGGCTGAGGCAATTGCCATGCTAGCGCCGCTGTGCACTCGGATGACGTACGTGTCGATCCCCTCGAATCACTGCGCTGTGCGGACGGGCAGAGGCAATGACAACCGAGCCAACTCACCGGATGACGACTTCGGACTCCTGATCGCGGACACCATTCAAGCGATCATGTCGGGCCGAGAGCCGTTCAGCCATGTGAACTTCGCCAAGCCGCAGAAGTGGGAGGAGGCCGTCACGGTGGAGACCGCCGATGGAACTGCGGTGGGCTTCACACACGGTCATCTGGCGGGCACCCAGGCGAAGATCCCGTCCTGGTTCCGGGACCTCGCATTCGGGCACCGCAGCGGCCTTCACGAGGCCTCGATCCTGGTTCACGGCCACTTCCACAACTTCGGCGTGTCGCTCGTGGGGGACAACAAGTTCATTATCGGCTGCCCGACTGCGGACAATGGTTCGTCGTGGTTCACGAATCGCACCGGGGACGCCACCGATCCGGCCTTGTTGACTTTTGAGGTTCAGGATAAGAAGGCTAAGAGGTGGGAGCTCTGGTACGAGTGATCTTTGTTGTAGGTTTCCTCATGATCGTGGCGTTCGTCATGATCGCTGATGAGTACGGGGATGATCAGTGATGTTGTGGACTCTCTCAGTTCTCGCGGCCTGCATCCTGTCGGGCGGACTCGGGTACTTCGTCGGGTCGGAGGTGAAGGGGATGCGTGATGAGGCCATCTTCGCAGCGTTCCTCAAGGAGGTCTCCGACGAGTCCGAGCAGATGAAACTCCTTCTGGACTTGGACGACTGATGAAGGGTCGTTCGGTTCCGGCCCTCAGCGCCCTGTCGTACGCTTACGGCAGAGGGCTGGGGGCCGAGTCGGTCGAGGAGCTTCTGGGCTTCTGGGCCTGTTATGTTTTCGGTTCCCAGTGGCGAGTGATAGGAATTCTCAATGAAAAGAACCGCAGAAGAGCAGAAGGCCATTGATCTTCAGAGGAAGAGCCTGGTCATCCGGGCTCTCCTGAGGGGTAAACCGCGCAGCGAGGTGGCGGAGAGGTTCCAGCTCTCCGAGGCCGAGGTCTTCCGCATCGAGGAGGACTACTACTCCAGTCAGGAGTCGCTTTCTGAGCATGCTCAGCTCATGAAGCAGCTCACCCGTCTTGAGAAGCTCCTGGATGCGCTCTGGGACTCTGTTGTCGAGAATCCTCTGGCAACCAATCCAGATAACGTCAAGACGGCTCTGGCGACCATCGAGGCGGTTAGTGATCTGGCGGGCCTCAAGAAGACGAAGGTCGAGGCGGAGATCAAGCTGATCCAGCAGCAGCAGATCCCGATCATCGTCGCTTTTGTCGAGTCCGTCCAGAACAACATGGAGCAGCATTTGTTCCCTCTTCTTACAAAACGGGGGCAGAAGCAGCTCGAAGCGCATCGGGAGGAGTGGCTCGCTGACGCCACGTCCAGCTCGGCTAGTATCTTGGAGGAACCCAAGGCCGATATGACCATCTAAGTGTGAGCAACAGCATACTATGAAGCGCCAACAGGCATCTAGGATGTGCTACTATTATCCATGCAGGCAGGGGGTTGCGACCCGCTTCGGCGGCCCCTGGAGCGTTTAGCCTTTCGGCTCTCGCCCATCTGGTGTTTTCGGTTCCGCCAGATGGGCGATCCTGTTTTTATAGACTTATCCCGAAGGAGGACCGATGGCAGAGAAGATAGACTTCCGGGCTGTCGCAGATCAGTTCGGCACGCGTTCTCATGAGCGGGCAATGCGGGAGGACCCTGTTCTCTGGGCCAAGGACCGGCTCGGCGATCATTTGTGGTCGAAGCAACGTGAGGTCATGCAGTCCCTCAGAGACAACAAACGCACCCTTGTCGCTTCGTGTCACGCAAGTGGGAAATCTCATACAGCATCTCGGGCCATCGGGTGGTGGCTCGATGTTCATCCGCATGATCCCACGGAGACCCGTGTGATCACCACGGCGCCTTCGTGGAACCAGGTGAAGAACGTCATGTGGGCCTATGTCGAGGATCTCCAGAGCAAGGCCAATATGCCCGGGCGCATCACAGGTAAGGCGGAGTGGACCTTCCCCGGGTTCAAGACAGCCACTGCGTTCGGGCGCAAGCCTGCGGACTACGATGAGTCCACCTTCCAGGGGTTTCACTCCACCTATGTTCTCGCTGTTGTCGATGAGGCCGGTGGAGTGGCGGAGAACATCTTCACCTCTGTCGAGACCATCACCACGAACAAGCACGCGCGCATCCTTGCCATCGCGAACCCGGACGATCCGAACTCGTACATGGCGAAGATCTGGCGCGACGAGTCGAAGCTCCCTCCCTCCGAGCGGAAGTGGAACCTCATCACCATCTCTGCCTTCGATACGCCCAACTTCACGGGCGAGGAAGTGCCCCAGAAGGCGAAGGATAATCTGCTCCAGAAGGAGTGGGTCGAGGACGCTGAGCGCCGGTGGGGCAAGGATGATCCTCGCTACGTGTCGAAGGTCCTCGCCAGGTTCCCCGACATCGGTGACGACGGCCTGTTCAACCTCGGTCGGGTGCTCCAGTCCATGAGCGAGTGGGCAGATGACGAGTGGAACACGACCGCGCCTATCCACATCGGCGTTGACGTCGGTCTGTCCACCACTGGTGACTTCAGTGTCATCTCCACCTGTCAGGACGGCCATGTCGAGGTCGTCGAGCGGGTGAAGGGTTATGACGGGAACAGACTCTCCAGGCTCATCGGGCAACACGCTAAGCGTCTGCGAGCGGAGGGGCTCGATGTTGACATCCGCATTGACGCCGTGGGTGTTGGACGAGGCGTCCAGGCCGTTATCGACAACCACGTGCCTGAGGAGATTCCGATCTACTGGATCGTCGGCAATGCGGCTTCCCCGGACAACCTGAAGTGGTACAACTTCCGTGCAGCGATGTATGACTCCGTCGCTCAGGCGATCAATCTCGGGGCCTTGTCGGTTCCGCCCGATGAGGCTGCTGGTGAGAAGACAGAGGGGCTCTTCGACGAGTTTCGCTCGATCCTCTATGAGTACAGGGGGACCAAACTCCTGATCCGTGGGAAGGACGAGTTGAAGAGGAAGGGTGAGCCTTCGCCTGACGTTCTGGACTCGATCTGCTATGCGGCGATGCCGAGTAGTCTTCTAACAGATGGTACAGACTCTCTCATCGAGGCTGATACTCTAATGGAGAGTACGGAATCCGAGTACTCACCCATAGACGAGTGGGGTAATGAGGAGTGGACCTTCGCCCCAGCCTGAGGAGTTGAACTGTGAAATTTGGCACATTTCAGATTGGCGGGTCCACCCAGCGCGTCCAGGCCCGACTGACCGAGGCGTCCAAGGCGTACGCCGCAGTTACCCGCGGGGCCGTCGCATCTCTCAATCGGGAGGATGTTGGTTGGTCCCGCTGGGGTGATGAGGATGCCACCTCCGATGTGGTATCCCTCACGGTCATTAAGGAGCACTCGTTGAGGGCTCGTAGGCTCGCCGCCTACAACCCGCTCGTCAAGCGTGGCATTGGGATCCGCAACGCATACATGTGGAGTGAGATTCCTCGCATTTCTGGGATTAAGACTCCCGAGACCGCGGCACTCTACGACACTGTTCTCTCCCGCACGGCCCGTGCCCGAGATGAGGCGGCCTTCTGCACCGATGGCATCGTGCTCTACACCGTTCGCCGGACCGACAAGCGGGTGGCCCCCGTGCCCCTGTCGCGCATCCGTGGCATCGCCCGAGCTCTGGACGCCACTGATGAGGCTGACATCTTCGCTTTCCTGATTGATCCCGTGCCCGTGTCGGACACCATTTCCGCGGAGGAGCAGGATCGACGCAAGCCCGAGTGGCACGTCGTCAATGGCAAGGACTGGGCTCCGGTCAAGGACGAGAAGGGTTACAGGACCGCCCACGAAGACCGTGTCGTCTACGAGATGGTCAACCGCCAGATCGGTGAGCAGTGGGGCAAGCCCGAACTCATGGGCGCCGTGTACTGGGCACAGGCCTACAAGGAGTTCCTCGAGGCCAGCCACGTCATGACCAAGGCCCTCGCCAGAATTGCGTTCAAAGTCACATCCGCTACGGCTAAGCAGCAGCAGGCCGTTATTCAGCAGATGTCGAACGCGCAGGGCATCGGCGGACTCGCCTCGCTCGGTGCGGGCCAGGAGTTCACCGCCGTGTCCAAAGCCGGGGCGGGCATAGATTTCGGGGCCGGTACGCCGCTCGCCTCCATGGTCGCCAGTGCGCTCGACGTCCCCCTGTCGGTTCTCCTCACGGATGGCTCGGCCGGAGGGCGACAGGGCGCTGAGACGGCTCTTGAGGACCCGACCTTCAAGGCCTTCGAGTTCCGCAGGCAGATTCACAAGAGCCTCATCCAGAAGATCTTCCTTGCCCTCGGCCGAAAGGTCGAGGTCGAGCTCGCGCCCCTGTCGAACGAACTCATTCAGCGCTGGGGTCAGGTCGTCACTCTTGGTCTCCAGAATGGAATCCTCCACAAGACCGAGGCGCGCAGCCTCTTCCTCGACAGGCTCCAGCCGATTAACGCCAGACCAATCAACGACCTGCCTGTGTCGGAGGAGATTCTCGCCGCGAAGAGCCTGGCCGACCCGAATGCCGTGCAGGACAGCGTCGCCAAGAAGAGCAACTCTCGCACCGGAGTGGGCGCCATGTCGGATGGCACGAACGCCAACCGTGACGAGGCCGGTGGCGAGACACTCGCCTGAATGAAAAGGAGTTCCTGAAATGCGCACGGAGTACAGGTCCGCTTTCCACGGAGGGGTGACCGCTCTTCTGGAGGCGGCCGCTCCGGACGTGCTGTCCGGGGAGAAGCCCGGCCGGTACCGCATCCGAATCATCTGCCCGGGGCAGGGCTCTAGTGGTACTTACTCGGAGGCCAACCTCGCCGCCTCTGTCAAGCACTTCCCCGCCGGAACGCAGATGTTCATGGATCACCCGTCGAAGGACGAAGACATGAACCGCCCCGAGCGATCCGTGAAGGACCTCGCGGGGCGGCTGGTGACCGACGCCGTTGTCGGCCTCGATGGAGCACTATACGCCGAGTGCGAGGTATATCCGTCCTTCAACGACATCATCCGCGAGAAGTGGCAGGACATCGGCGTGTCGATCAATGCCTGGTCGGAGAACGGTCTGGATTCCGACGGCATTGTACCGGTATTCGATGGAGTCACTTCTGTAGACTTCGTAACGAAGGCGGGCGCAGGTGGCGCTTTGCTGGAGGTGCTGGAATCCCAGCGCGTCAGTTCCGATGAGGAGAACCATATGAACGAGGAGACGATCCGTCAGGCCATCGCCACTGCGGTGACCGAGGCTCTCGCCCCGCTTCTTGAGCTTCTCGCCAAGGACAATCTTCCGGGAGAGCAGCCGGTCGCCCCTGAGGCCCCCACCGGCGAGGCCCCGGGCGAGGACCCTGAGCGGAAGCCCGAGGAGCCTGCGGACAAGCCCGAGGCCCCCGAGCCGACCCCCGAGCGCAAGCCCGAGGCGCCCGGTGAGAAGATCGACGATAAGCCGCCCGCTGCTTCTGGTGAGAAGAAGCCTGACGATGACGAGGACGAGAAGAAGCGCAAGGCCCGCAAGGAGTCCGCTGCTGAGGCCTTCGTCATCGCCACCCGCCTGCTTGACTCGGGCCTGCCCTCTGTCGCCCAGAAGCGGGTCATCGAGGCCGTCGAGTCCGGCACCGAGCTGAAGGAGGCCATTTCGGCTGAGCAGCACTACCTGACTTCGGTCAAGGCATCCACGGCCGGGGAGATTCGTGAGTCGTCCTCCGAGCCTTACAAGATCAAGAACTTCAAGTGAGGTAAGGAGATCACTATGACTCAGATCAACAGCTTCGGGGCCAAGAAGATTTCTGATGTTCAGGTCTTCGAGTACTCCGACACTCTGTCCCTTCCCGTGGACCTGTCGAAGTTCGGCAAGAGCCACATCGGCGATGTCGTTCAGGTTGGCGGCCTGCTCGGCGTCCTCGTGACTGAGATCGCCCCTTCCACTCAGGACCAGGCCAAGCTCGGTCAGGACCCGCTGTGGAACCCGCTCACCAAGCCGACCTGGGGCAACAACGGCCCCGGCTACGCCTCGGTCCGCATCTCCGGTGGCGTCTTCAAGCTCCAGGTGACCCTGACGGGCGCCGGAGTCGAGCCGGGCGCGCTGATCTACGCGAAGCCCGCTGCCAATGGCAGGATGGAGCTCACCAACGACAAGGCCACCGGTACCGCCGGGCTTGTCGGGTACGCCTATTCCAAGGTTTCCAGTACGGGCGCCCAGACGGTTCCCGTCATCCTCGCTCGCTGAAAGGAATGATGGGACAAAATGTTCACGTCTTACACTGAATTCGCCAAGACTCTTGAGTCCGCTATCGGTGGTGACCGGGCGGCCCAGGGCCAGCTGAAGAACGCGATCCTGGAGGCCGACTCCAGCCGCGACCGGGGTACCTTCCGTGAGGCCGTCACCTCGGACATGCTCGCCCCCTGGTTCACCCAGGCCGTGCAGCCCGCCTTCGAGGACGCCTACAAGGACCAGGAGGAGACCTGGAAGGAGTTCGCTAGCGAGGAGCTGCTGAACGACTTCCGCCCGGTCCAGCTCCTGTCGCTCGACCATGACATCGACGCCACCCTCCTGCGGGACAATGGCGGTTTCGTGGCTCCGGCCGGCACTCTGCCGAAGATTCCGGAGCTCACCCCGTACCCGACCTTTGGCTACAAGGCCTCGGGCCGCTGGATCGACACCGCCAAGCACGGTGCTCGCCTCCAGTTCTCCTGGGAGGCTTTCATCAACGACGACTACGGTCTGATCGAGCGCTTCCCCTCGGACGCCGCCAAGCTGGCCGCTCGTACCGTTGACGCCGCCTGCTACGGCGCGCTGTTCTCCCTCGACCCGAGCGCCCCGGGCTTCAACTCCGGTGTGATCTCCGACTCGCTCGGCACCACTCTGAAGGCCCGTGCGGCTGATGGCGTTCTGATCAACAACAACGTTCCGAAGAACGCCCCCCTGTCGTACGACGCCATCAAGGCTGCCATGCAGCAGGTCGCTGAGACCAAGGTCGATGGTCGGTACGTCACCGTTCCGTCCTACGTCCTTCTGGTTCCCCCGGCCCTGGAGAACCTGGCCAACATGGTGGTCAACACCCGCACTGTCGAGCGCGTTGTCGCTGGGCAGAAGGCGGGCGACCAGATGAAGTTCATCGAGGAGAATGGCCTCACCGCCAAGGTCAAGGTTGTCGTCTCCGACCTGGTCGCCATCCTGGGTGGCGCTCAGCAGGGCGGCACCAACTGGGTCCTCGCTCCGGCTGGCGGCCGCACCTCCGCCAAGCGCACCATTGTTCGCACTGCTCTCCGCGGCTACGACAAGCCCGAGCTGCGTGTGAAGAACGCTGGTGGCCTGTACCTGGGCGGCGGTGAGGTTCCTTATACCGCTGGTTCGTTTGACAACGACGACGCTCAGGCCCGTGTTCGCCTCACCACCGGCGCCGGGGTCCTCAACGTTGAGGGGATCGTGGCCAGCACCGGTAAGAGCGTCTGATCCACGCGACATCCCTAATCGCGGTCCCTTGGAACCCCGCTCCTGTCGAAGGGGCGGGGTTCCGCTGTAAACTACTGTAAAAGCGTTGACAGAAGGAGACACCATGGCGTCCCTGGACTACAGCCAGCCGGTCAATCAGGTGCGCCTGCTGATCCCTGACATCGTTAAGCTGGAGGACCCGAAGGACCTGCGGAAGCCGCCGTCCTATATCTTCAGTGACATGGAGCTCTTCGGCTTCCTCGCCATTGAGGGCGGTAACGTCAAGAAGGCCGCTTCCCGAGCGCTCATGGCGATCGCCACCTCCGAGACGCTGATCCTCAAGGTCATCTCCACGGACAATAAGTCCACCAACGGCGCGACCCTGGGCGCTGAGCTCAGGGCGCAGGCCAAGAGGCTGTGGGACGAGGCCAAGGAGGCCGAGGTTGCTGATCTCGGATTCGACTTCCTGCCCGGTGTCGTTCCTCCAGGGGAGGACTGGGCATGGCACTGAGCGTCCTCCACAACAAGGACCCCCGCTTCGACTCGGGCGCGTACTGGCCCCTGGGCTTGTTCTGCAACTGCCTCGTGGTCGTCACGGAGCCCCCAGGTACGAAGAGCCACGAGTGGACAGAGGATGGCCCTGTCGATATCCCGCCGAAGGAGCTCTGGAAGGGTTACGCGGCGGTCAACCCGAACATCGCTTGGCGCGCCCGTGATCGTCGGTCGGCTTATGATGACACCGCGGTTCACGCTTATTATGTGCACCTGAACCACATCGACAAGAATCTGCTCATGCCCAAGGAGAAGTGGGGCGACAGGTCTCTTCGGTTCGTGCCGGGCTACGGGCAGATCGTCAGGGTGCTGGAGAATAACTCCGATCCGAGGAATACGGGCCTGCGCCTTGTCGTGCGTAACGCTCCCTCAGACTCCGACTACTGGCAGCCCACTCTGTTGTGCGACATCGATGTGGACGACTCCAAGGGCGGGACGCACTGATGGACCTTGTTCGTGCTGAGTTGAGACGAAAATCACAGGACCTCAATCAGGTCACGGGTGGGCTCAGCCGGTTCCAGGAGAAGGTCATCACCGACGCGTTCCGTGCCACCGAGGCCGCCGCGAAGGCCGGAGGTGAAGTCGTCATCAGAACAGTGGACACCTCCGGTGCGGGGATGCCATACAAGCATGATCCCACCACGGACGCTCGTGTGTGGACCGGGCACATGCGCTCGACCGCCGGGGACGGTGCCGGGTACCGCGTGAATGTGAGGAACATCTCGGGCGGGAAGTTCTCGGCCTCTGTCGGATTCACTGATGCCGACGAGAAGTACATCGGCTATCAGGAGGAGGGCACCTCGAAGCTCCGGGGAATGCTCGCTCTCCAGTCCGCACGCACAGCCACCGATCAGGCGATGAAGGAGGCCGGATTCTGATGCTCGAACCCTTCGAGGGCGCCACTGTCGAGAAGTTCGACGAGGCCGCAATGAAGGAGCTGGAGACCCTCAAGGGTGTGCGGGTCTTCGACTCGCTCCGCCCCGATGGCGACAACGACGGCAAGGACTACGTCGTCTACATGCCCGGAGATGTGACGCCTGGTGCCATGAGGAAGTATGGCTCAATCGTTGGTGTGACGCAGGCCGCTGTGATTCACCAGTTCGGCGTGCTCATCTCGTCCGTGTCGCCCAAGGCTCGGAACCATCTGCTCGCTGCCGTTCGCAGGCGGTTGCTGGGCTTCCAGATTCCAGGCACGAGCGAGGCCTTCGAGACCGGGGCGCTCAACTCGTACGGGAACACGGATAGTACCGTAAGGCCAGTTCGATACACTTCTTACGTCACCTTCCAGGTGACGGTGGACAGGAGTGTGTGATGCCAAAGTACGCGACCGTTGAAGGTGTGGTCTTCGAGTACACCGAGGACTACGCTAATGCGATTAACTCTGATGGCCGCTTGACTCGTGTCCCCGACGACACCCCTGTGTCGCCCCGGGAATGCTGCGGGGGCACTGGTTGGATCGTCAACGGCGAGGTTGTTCATCTCGGCTATGGCGCCCCGCTCAGCAATTATGTTCCTCGTCATAGGAAGGACGACTGATCATGGCACAGGCTGCCGTTAAGAAGATGATGCCCCCGGGGACCACGATCTGGTGGGTCCCGATCGCGGACGCCCCGACGGTCAAGGATGTCGTCAAGGCCGCGCTCTACAACTCCACCCCGGCTGGTGGTGGTGGTACCCCGACTCCGGCGAAGGCCAAGGACATCTCCTGCGCTGTCGTCTCGGGCTTCACCCTGAACCCGACTGACTCGGAGACGGACGACACCACGACCATCTGCGACTCCGCCGCGTCCAACACCCCGACCCGTGACGCCTACGAGGCCTCCCTCACCTTCCTGCGTGAGGCTCTCGACGAGGCCTCTGGCAAGGGCAACCCGGACTCCCCCGCCTCTGTCGCGTTCGAGCTGTTCAAGAAGGGTGGTGTCTCCGCCAACGTCACTGGTTGGCTGGTGAAGCGCATCGGCTACAAGAACACCACTGCGGCCAAGGCCGGCCAGCTCGTTTCCGCGTTCCTCGTCATGCCTGACAACCCGCGTGACGAGGTCGGTGAGGGCAAGCAGCCCATCCAGATGACCGTTCCCTTCCTTCCTCAGGGCACCATGGTCATCAACGAGCCCCTCGTCTGATCGTCGGGTTCAACCTTCCTGGGTCAAAAGCCCCGCTCTCACAAGGAGCGGGGCTTTTGGTATGCTTATCCAGACCGATTGACGAATCGAAAGATTGGATGATTGATGTCTGACGACAAGCTGACCTCTGCTGAGACTGAGGACGAGCTCCTCGACCTTGACGGGCTTCTTGACAACGTGAAGCAGACCCAGCGGGAGGTAACCGTCTACCCGGACGCCACCCTCGCTCAGCGCGCCATGGAGCTCCAGGAGCAGATTCTTGAGGAGCGTCAGTCCACCGAGAAGCCGGTGCGCGCGCTCAACGAGAAGGCTCCGGAGGTCGAGCTTGCTGAGGTTCTGAAGAAGATGGAGAAGACCGCTATCGTCTTCACCCTCCGCGCTCTGGCTTCTGCTGAGATTTCTGCCATCCGCAACCACATCGTGGCGACCGTCCCGATCAAGAAGAACGCCACCGCTGATGAGACCAACGAGCTCCGTGAGACCCGGCAGCAGATCGCCTACGAGCACTACCTGTCGCACTCCGTGATCGGCGTCAAGTCGGGCGGTAAGTCCAAGAAGGGCTTGACCTCTCGCGAGGCCGCCAAGATGCGCCAGCGTCTCCCCGAGGCCGAGTGGGTCAAGCTCATCGAGGGCTTCGACAAGACACAGGTCGCCACCGCGGCCCTGGAGCAGGTGATGGCCGACCCCACGTTTCGTTGGGCCATCACTGACGAGGAAGAGTAACCAGAAGTTCGTCATCGCCCTGAAGACCGCCTGGCACTCGCACCTTCCGCCAACGCTATATCTCCCCTCTGTCGGCCGGTACAGCAGGTCCGTCCCGATTTGGGACGAGATCGACAACGACTGGAGGCGCGAGCCCCTCCCGCAGGACTTCAGGAACGAGCTCGACGTTCGTCTGGAGATGGCTTGGCAGTACTACACCGACTCCTGCTGCCCCAAGTGCGGGACCCCGGTCTGGTACGGACGGACCACCGATAACAGAGTTCAGTTCGACATCCAGGACACCATCTGCTACGGATGCGAGACCTTGGAGAAGGACGAGGCAGACAGAGAGCGCCGCAAGGAGCGTAAGCAGCCTGGTGTGACTAAGATCGCCGTTCCTGTCGGAGTCTCTTATGACGAGACTGGTGAGTTCGAGCCGTTGCCGACTCCATGGGAGGCTATGGCCTCCGTCCCAACCTGACGCGGGGCTATGAAACCCGGATTGATATTCTTGGTGGTATCAATCCGGGTTTTCTATTAAGGGGACGACAGTGGCCGACCAGTCGAAGCTCTCGTACGAGGTTGAACTCGACGCCTCCGGTTTCATCCAGGGCTCCTCTAAAATCCAGTCCTCCGCCGCCCAGGCCGTGAATGCGGTCGGCGCGATGGGCGCCGCCATGAAGTCGCTCACACAGGCGAGTCGTGGCGGCTCCTGGATGGACAAGAACATCATGTCTTCGTCCGACGCGAAGGCGATGTCAACCAACATCCAGGTCTACCAGCAAGCCGCCAAGCTCACCAAGGACCTGACCGCCGCCTCGCAGGCCCTCGGACGGACTGACGTCTCCTCGACCATCAAGGCCACCACGAGCGCCATCGAGGGTATGTCGCAGGCCCTCAACAACGCCACCATCGCCGACAGCAAGCAGGTCTCCGCGCTCAAGGAGCAGGTGGCCCTCTACGAGCGCATGGCTCGTGTCGCCAAGCAGCTCGGCACCGACATGAGCGGCATGTCGAGGAACTCTGGCATCGACAGCAACCTGGGTGGCCGCTCCAAGACCGAGATCGAGGCACAGCGCCAGCTCAACGAGGTCCGCAAGCAGGCCCGTGAAGCCGCCCTTGAGCAGGCCGTCACCGAGCAGAAGGCCACCGCTGCCACGACCGCCGGGGCCTCTGAGCGTGTCGCCGCGCTTCAGCGCGTCATCGCTGCTGAGCAGCAACTCGCAGAGGTCACTGACAAGGCCTACGCAGCGCAGTACCGCAAGGCTGCGAACCAGTCCGCGATACAAACCAACCAGGCCGCTGTGGACACCGGCCGTGCCGCTGCAAAGCTGGAGGCCGCTGCCGAGCAGGACCGAGCCGCTGCTCTCCGCGCTTCTGTCGCCGCCGCCCATGAGGCCGTCCAGGCGAACACCGCACACATCCACTCACTGGAGAACATGAGGTTCGCCTCTCAGGAGGTTCGCAACAACTTGACGGTGCTGGCCGCTGGTGTGACGGCGCTCGCCACCTCTGTCGTCAAGGCCGCGGCCGACCAGGACCGCGCCTTCGCCGACATCGCCCGTACGACCCAGCTGGACCAGACCAGCGGGGCCCTTCAGGCTCTCCGTGACCAGTACAGGCAGATGTCCACCGACATCTCCAAATCCTTCTCTGAGCTCTCACAGATCGGTACGCTCGGTGCGCAGATGAACATCCCTGCGGAGAAGCTCGGGGACTTCACCCGCGCTGTCGCAGAGTTCTCCATGGTGACCGGCACCACGACCGAGAAAGCTTCTGAAGACTTCGGACGACTGATCAACACGTTCAGTCAAGCCGGCATGGCGCTGAACGGTGGCGACAAGGCCTATGAGCAGATGGCCTCCCAGGTCGCTGAGCTTGGTGCGAAGGCGGTCGCCACCGAGGATGAGATCCTCACGATGGCGAACAGCATCTCGACCACTACCGTGTCGGCGGGCATCGGCCAGGACGCTACTCTCGCGTATGCCACGGCCCTGACCTCCGTCGGTGTGAAGGCCGAGTGGGCCCGTGGATCACTCCAGCGCATCTTTGGTAACTTCAACAAGGCCGCAGCGCAGGGCGCTGAGGGCATGGCCGACTTCGCCCAGCAGATGCACATCTCTAATGAAGAGGCCCTGGAGCTCTGGAAGAACGACCCCTCGAAGTTCTTCAACCAGCTCATCGAGTCCATCTCCAAGGCCGGGAACGGCGTGGAGATGACCCAGATGCTCTCCGACATCGGACTGAAGTCCACCCGCGACATTGAGCTCGTGAAGCGTCTCGCGGTGAATTTCGACCTGCTCAAGGAGACCATGGACAACTCCGCTGAGGCCGGGTCGAACACCGGCTTCCTGGAGCAGTCCATGGAGAAGCTCAATGCCACTATGACGGAGACCATTGCGCAGACCAAGAACGCGCTGGAGAACATGATGGCCTCCTTCGGCGAGCCTTTCCTGGCCCCGCTGAAGCTGATCCTGGACGGTGTCCAGGCGCTCGCCAACGCTCTGTCGAGCCTGGGGGAGACCCCGGTCGGTCGGGTCATTGCGGCATTTGCTGGCGGTGTGACGATCTTCATCGCCCTCCAGACCGGTGCCAAGCTCCTCCAGGCAGGCGTCCTGTCGGTCGCCTCCTCGATGATGCAGGTCCGCAAGAACATGGTTGAGGCAGGCCTCTCCGGGCAGTTGTCCTGGAGCAACATCGCCAGGGCCATTCAGCAGGCCAACGCGGCCCTGTCCGAGCAGCCCGCCCTGTACGCCCGCGTGAAGGCCGCGCAGGCGGAGGTCGCCCAGCAGCGCCTCACCGGGAGCACCGCGGGCACCTCGGCCATGTCGGCTGGCGCTACGGCCTCCGAGGCCGCGGCGCACAACGCTGCCACGACAGCCATCAAGGCTGAGACCGCCGCTCAGGAGAGCCTGGGCGCAGCGCGCAGTATGGCCTCCTCTGCGGCCTCCGCATCCACTGCTGCTACCCGGACCATGGGCGCGGGTATTTCGGCTGTCTCTGGGGCTATGGCAGCCGCAGGGACCGCTGTGAAGGGCTTCTTCGCCTCCCTCGGCCCGGCGGGTTGGGCTTCCCTCGCCCTGTCGGCTCTGCCCGCTATTGCTGAGGGCTACAACCAGATCGCCAATGCCGAGGAGATCGCCGCTGAGAAGGCCCAGAAGGCCGGGGCGGAGACCCTCTCGGCTTTGGGTGGCGCGGCTGAGGTTCAGAAGGCTGTTCTCACTGATACTCAAGAAATCGCCAATGGTTCGCAGCGTAGCCTCGGGGACTTGATGATCTCTGCGGATGGTGCGGGATCCTCCTACAAGAGCGCCGCGGAGAAGTCCTACTACTTCGTGAATGCCCAGGGCGAGATCGTCCGAGCCACCCGTGAGGTCGCTCAGCAGATGGGCTACACCACGCTCCAGATTGGCAAGAACACCGCCGAGCTCATCCGTAATGCGATCGCTGGGTCCGAGGGTTTCAAGAAGCTTACTGGGGAGCAGTTGAACGCCTTGAAGAATGTTGGCTTCGACTGGGGCGAGTATGCCAGGAAGGCTGCGACGGAGGGTCAGGAGTCAGCGAACGCGTATGTTCAGGGCTTTATTGATCAGCTCAACAAGAAGAAGTCTGAACTGTCGGGCTCCAATGCGCCCACCCTCATGGACCCGAATTCGCAGGCGGTCAAAGGTAAGCATATTGACACCATTAACAACGAGACCGATGCGATCAACAATCAGATTAATGCTCTGAAAGGCCTTCAGGACGCCAATGGCAACGTTGGCGCTGCGGTTCAACAAGCTATTGGCTCGCATGATGCCCAGCAGCAGATTCTCAAGGGTCTGGGCCTGTCGGCTGATGAGGCCAACGGCGCCCTCGAGGGGATGAACGGCACGGCGGATAGTAACGCCAGCGCTGCGGACAAGGCCTCTGAGGCCTGGGACAAGTGGAAGTCCGCTGTGGACTCGGCAATCGACAGGGCCTTCGGGTTCGAAAATGCCGAGGCCGCCATGTTCGATGCTCTGGACAAGTTCAACCAGGGCCTCCAAGACAACGGCAATGTGATCAACACCACGACTGAGGGCGGTAGGCAAAATCTTCAGAACCTTCAGACCTACCTGAAGGCCGTGGCGGAGAACGCCATGCAGGTCGCTCAAAACCTGGGTCTGACTGGTGCCGAGGCTCAGAAGTACGTTCAGGAGTACGTGCAGGCCGCTATCGACCAGCTCGGCCAGCAGGGCATCGACACCTCGCAGGTCCAGCAGGCGATGAACAACGTCGGGGCCATGCTCGGGCAGACGATGCCCGGTCCGCAGGTGGACAACACCCCGACTCAGCAGGGCGTTGACCGGGCTCAGCAGATCGCCCAGCAGGGCGTTGGAGCCGTTGCTGGTACGACAGGGCAGACGGTTCCCGGTATCGAAATCGACCCCTCGGCCACCCTATCCAGCGTTCAGGAGCAGCTCGGCATCAGCGAGCAGGGGATGTCGGACATCTACAACGTCTTCAACCAGACGATCCCCGGTGCGAACATCGATGGCTCGACGACGTTCTCCGACCTCCAGAAGATGCTGAGCGCCTCCGACCAGGACATGGGCGTTCTCTGGCAGATCATCTCCAAGAACATCAATGGTCCCGGGGTCAACTACAACGGGCTCAAGATCGATCTGAAGAACATGAAGGTCGAGACCGACTCCGTTGTCGGGAAGATCATTCAACGCTTGTCGCTCGCCAAGGCGATGCTCGCGGGAGCTAAGACCGGAGCGGCTGTCGGACAGATCGGCGGCCAGCTCAAGAAGGGCAAGGGTCGCGGTAGAGGGGCTGGAAGTGCCGCCGCCGCCTTCCAGTCCGCTATGGGCCGCTACCAGCCGACACCCCGCAAGTCCCGCGGAGGCGGTGGAGGCGGAGGCGGTGGTGGTCACACACCCCGCCAGCATACACCTCGCAGATCCTCCACACCTAGGTCCCACACGCCTCGGTCTCACACACCTAGGTCCTCCTCGCCCTCCGGCGGTTCCTCAAAAGCGAAGCAGAAGGAGAAGTCGCCGGCCGAGCTCTTCAAGGACTTCCTGTCGCGCCTTTCCACCGCGATGAAGGAGAGCATGGAGAAGTGGTGGAAGTCCCGCTCTGCGAAGGACAACTACCATTCGCAGCTCAACACCATGAGGAAGAAGATCGAAGACGCCCGCAAGACCATTGCGGACGCTAAGAAGTCGATCGAGGACCTCAACACCACCTTGTCGGAGCAGCAGCAGGAACTACGCGACGCCAAGTACTTTAACGAGATCGCGAAGAAGTATGGTGACAAGGAGCGTATTCAGTCCACTCAGACTGACATCGACAAGGCGAATAAGAACATCAACGACACTAAGTCTCAGATCGCCGACAAGGAGAAGGAGATCGCGGAGGCCCAGAAGGGTATGTTCGCCCTCCAGGGCTACACGCAGGCCGCCATCGAGAACAGGGCCGCGCTCAAGCAGTTGCAGTCCACCATGATGGAGATGATCGAGGCCTATGCCGCCACGGGCGCCTCGAATGAGCAGGTTGCAGCTTATGCGCGCCAGCTCAAGGAGGAGTTCATCAACCAGGCGGTTCAGATGGGCTTCAACCGCGGCGAGGTCACTGAACTGGCCGGCGGGTTTGACAGCTTGGCGTCCACGATCCAGAGCGTTCCTCGCTCTGTCGAGGAGAACGTCACTGACAACGGCACCGCGGCTGCAACTCAGCAGGCTATTGAGGATGTCGCCAATGGTGACTATGGTCCGGCGGAGATTCCGACTGAGCTCGATGAGCCTTCTGCGGCCGCTACCGGTGGCGCCCTTGATGATATGGCCGAGCCCCGTGAGGCGGAGTACCACCCCGACGTTGACCGCGATGCTCGTGGGATGGTTCTCAACCAGCTCGACCAGATCAAGAACGGTGAGAGCGCCAATGCTGAGGGACGCCCCACGATGTTCGTCCCCAAGGTTGATGAGCAGGGTGCTGCTCGACTCAACACGAGGATGAATGAGCTGGCCTATGACATCTATGTCAAGTACGTCCCGAAGGCCTCTCAGGAGGAGTACGACGCGACCAAGAACTACCTGGAGGAGCTCGGTAAAGACGAGAACAAGCAGTATCTCCCCGAGCTGAATGCTGAGGCGTTCGGGCTCACCCAGGAGGAGTTGGACGCGATGGCTGAGCCTCGCGACGCCAACTACAACTCCGATGTCGATGAGGCTACTTACGAAGCGGCTAAGGCGAAGCTCGACGAGAACGCTGATGATCGCCCGGCCATTTTCAATCCGGACGTCAACGAGGGCGATAACCAGCAGACAAAGGAGGAGCTCGACGAGACAGGTGAGCCTCGTGAGGCCGAGTACAAGCCGGATGTCAACGAGGGCGACAAGAACAACACCGACAAGGAGCTTGACGAGACCGCCGAGGATCGTGACGCGGAGTACGAGCCCAAGACGAACGACAGCAAGAAGCTCTCTGTCAATGAGGCACTGAACAAGGTCGCTGAGAACAGGAAGGCCTACTTCGAAGCGAAGAAGGATGACGGCTCCTACTGGGGTGTCATGCAGTCCTTCTCCCAGCTGGCTGCGACGCGCACAGTCCAGTTCGTCGCGCAGCAGGTCGGCTCGGCCTGGAATACGGTCAAGTCCTGGTTCCACAACGGCGGTCAGATTCCGGCTTACGCCAACGGTGGTCCGATCCGCACCCGTGTCGGAATCGCATTGGGTGCTCCGATCTCCGGGTTCGCCGGAGGTGGTCCCGCTGGTGGGATGATTCCGGGCAACCCAGGTGGGAACTACCACACGGACAACCTGCTCGCTATGAACCCGACAGGGTCCCTGTTCGCGGTCCGCAGCGGGGAGTACGTCATAAACCGCAGTGCGGTGGAAACTTACGGCTCCGGGATGTTCGATGCGATCAACGCCAGGCGCTACGCTCCGTCCGTGTCGTACTCTGGCGGAGGTATTCCGCGCGGTGGGGTTGACCTCTCCTCCCGGACCATCGCCGCGCTCGCCCGGTCCATGTCGAGTATGATCACACTCGATGGGCGCGTGATCTCCAACTCCGTCAACGGATACAATGCGGTTAACGGACAGAGGGGGTCGTACTGATGGCAGTCCTGGATAACCGATGCGTGCTCGGGGTCGGAAACAAGAATCTTGTTCTTCCGGCGCCAGCTAAGGATGCTGCTATTCAGGCGACGCCGTGGGGGCAGGTCACCCAACTCATCAACGGGGCTAACGGGATGACGCCTTCCCGGTTCGCCGCGAAGGTATACAAGCTCTCCTGGAATGTGATGTCACCGGCGGACTACGTGGCCCTTATGGACCTTATCTCGACGGCGGGATCGAACCCTGTTCGGTACGTGGATTGCTTGAACAGACCGGATCTCAACGTCCTATCACCCTTCCTGGGGAAGCCGTTCCTCCTGGTGGATACCTTGTCGCCCATTGCTTTTGCGAAGGACGGCACGGTGCTTGCCCAGATGGACACTCGGTCTGGTGACGGTCCGGAGTTCGCACTGCGAATGACAGGCAAGGCTACGACGGCCCCGGCCTCCTACACGGAGACGATCCTGATCCCGCCAGGCTACACCTTCTACGTGCAGACTGTTGGGGATGACACGCAGAAATTCGTGTTCAAGGACGGCTCTCCATTGCCCCCGTACGAGACGAAGATCGTACCGAACGACACAGACACAGTGCAGCGTGCGACCATCAGTATCAAGCCCGCAGAGGCCAATGGATCGGGCCTTCTGCATTGGATTCGTGGTGTGCTCGACGCCGGGTCCGGCTACTCGGATCTCGACCCGTACGCCCCTTGGTCTCTGTTCACCAACCCGGAGATGAGCCCCGGAGGTGTACTGATCGGCGAAGACACGAGCGAGCGCGCCCCTGTCGGCAATGCCAGGCTGCTGAACGTCCGTGATCACTACATCCCTGAGGAGTACTACTCTGCCCTGAAGGGTGGGGACAGAATCGACATCGAGGTGAAGGCCAAGGTCATCAAAGGCTCGAAGGCCTTCAAAGGTGGTGTGAGGTATCTCAAAGCGAATGGTGCGTCCGGACTCACCGATGTTGGTCTTCAGAAACGATCTGAGCTCGGTGACGGCTGGGCTCAGTGGTCTGGTGGTTGGACGGTGCCAGCGGACGCTGTGAAGGCCGGGCCGTGGCTGCACATCGACCAGGACGCCTGGAGTCCGGACACCCGGATTCTCATCTGTGACCTGCACGTGAAGAACACGTCCTATCAGCAGCGCCTTGGCGCAGGTCCGGATATCACGTCCTACGCTCCACCGATGGGGTTCACGACGATGATGATCGATCCGGGTTCGATTCAGGTCGAGTCCAATAAGAGGTTCCACAAGGTTGAGTTCTCGGTGAAGGAGGTCTGGCCATGGCTGTGAGGTTCACCGGGGTTGACAACTCCACGGTCTCTTCTTGGTCCGTCGCTGAGGATGCTACATCACTCGACAGGGGCGCCTCGGACTCCGGAGTCCCTCAGTTGCAGGTGCAGGGAATCGGCTACCAGCCAGGCCTCATGTCTATGCTCGGTCAGAGCATGACCGTGATCTCGAACGAGTTTGGCTCGACCGAGTTCCGCGTCACAGACATTGAGGGTACCGAGTCGGGCTGGACTCTCACCGGCGGCTCACCCCTGTCGGCACTCGTCCAGGCGGGCACTATCTCCAGTATGACGGGTCAGCCGTTCGAGGCCATCATCGAGATGTTCTTCAACGCCGTGGGGATCAAGCGCTCGCAATATACGCTGGAGATCGACAAGGCGCTGCTGAAGGAGAAGTACGATGTTCCCGCCCAGCGGGTTGTCGTGTGGCAGGCCATGAAGCAGTGGCTCAGCGCCAATGAGATCGACATGTCGTGGGAGGTTGGCAGGCTTCGGTTCCAGCCGCTCCGCAATCGGATCATGT